TGTAGAGGAAGCAGCGAAAGCTGGTAAGTTCTAAATAAACTTTACAAATTGAAAAGACGTTAAACCCAGGAAGTACCGTAATCACAGCGATTGCGGTACTTTTTTGATACCAGGAAGTGGAAAAATGAAATTGGGTGTGAGATGGTGTGAAAAGTGGTGAAAATGGGAAAGTAGGCAACCGGTAGGCAACAGGTAGGAAACACAGAGAAGGTAACACTTTTTCGGTTGCCTGCAGAATGCAGAAATACCGCAACCACGAGGGTTACGGTATCTTTTCCAGTTCGGCTCTGAGCCATTCTAAGTCACGATCTGTATAAGCTGCCTCTGTTATGTCGGTGATTCTGTGACCGACAAGCTTTTTGATAGTGTATTCGTCAACCTCGGCTTTCTTCGCCATGGTGATGAATGTCATTCTAGGATCGTGTGGTCGATGATCGTCTCTGAGTTTGAGAGCGGCGATCACCTTATCGAAACGGCCGGCATATTTGTCGTAGGTGATTGCCATGCCGCCCTTCGGAGAATCCGGATCATTAAAGAGTCGGTGGCTTCCAAGTTCAAGGGCATAGTCGTAGTTTTTCTTAACCAGGTCAAATATTTTCGGGTGGATAGGCACCATACGGTGTCGCCCAGCCTGTGTTTTCATACCACCGACAATATAGCGTTCGTCAAGATGCACGTCCTCTAGTTCAAGTATGGCGAGTTCTTGCGGTCGCCATCCCATGTAGCACTGTATGAGAACCCAGTCCACGAACCGAATTTTACCGACGTTTTCCCAAAGCGTCTGCATCTCCGAGTCCTGGAAGATTATGTGACCACGCTTTGCTTCTTCCTTTTCTTTGATGATGTCGTCCGACAGTTCAAATGTGCGGGCGTAGTTCTTATCAACAAGCTCATATTCGAGCGCATAGTCCAGCATTAAATTAAACATAGACTTGATCCGGGATTTGGTACCTGCAGACGCAAGCACCTTTTCACCCTTATTGGCTCCACGTGAAGGAATGATGTAGCCATCTTCCATTATGCCCTTGACGTGGCGGGCACGCAGGTCCTTAACACGCATCCCGGCAATGGCGTGGCAGTAACTCCACGCTGACTTGATGGTACGGCAGGATGATTCACTTTCCAGGGTAGGGAAATAGGCTGCAGTCCATTTGTCGTAGAGTTCCGCCAGGGTCATAGCGGCGTTTTGTATATCGTAAGGATTGGCTCCGTACTCAGCGAGTGCCTGCAGAGCTTCCTTCTTAGTCTTGAATGTTCCAAGAGGAACACGGTTCTGTACGGTCTTTCCGGTCTGTTCGTCCGTGATCCAGCCGAGAGTAACACGGGCCAGGTAAGGTTTACGACGGTTTCCGGAAAGTTTTGTCACGCTGCCGTAGCCGTTAGGTAGTTTCATTCGACAACCTTACTGATTCCACAGCCGCAGGCAGACCAGCGAAATCCGTTTTTACTGGTTCGAGTTTGAGAAGGGAAGAGAGCGTGATTGTTTTTTGCTCCGACACCTTTTCATTAAGAACCGAGGTAGGCAGAACATAAAAGTCCCAGTAATCGAGATCAAGAATTGAAACATCACGTGTACGAGCGGTAAAGACGCAGAACACATACAAATCACTGTTACGCATAGCCATAGAGGCGTAGGTAGCTCCATCCCAGGCAAATTTCTTTGCAATGTCGAAGCTAATCTGCGAGAACACATCTTCCGGAGTCCACGCCTGCAGATAGGCAGACGACTTGACCTCAATGTGGAGACCGGAAGGAGAAGTAAGGTCGAACGGTAGCCAGTCGGCACGTGCGACATCTTTTGTTTCCAGGGCAGAGTGTACGAGAAATTCGGCAAGCACTCCACGGTGGGTATTGTTGAGCAGATCAGAATACGCCCAACGCCAAAAATCCTGCAGCATGATAGAAGTATCGGAACCATGCAGGGTAAATGGTTCATTGCCGTTTAGTTGTTCCATGATTTCCTCCGTATCTTTCCAGGAGCGTCCATAGGACACGCTTATCGTCGCTGGAAGCGACGGAATACAAGGACACGAGCATTTTATCGTCCGGGACATTATGCAGTCCAAGAAGGTAATCTACGGACACATCGAGGGCATCAGCCAGTAGTATGATATTATCGACGGTCGGTGTTCGCAGTCCGTTGAGGTAGCGTGAGATTGTAGCGGCAGTCACGCCGGAAAGAGCGGCAAGGTCGTTACCGTTCAAGTGGTGTTCCTGCATACAATGCGACAGACGCTCTGAGAATTTGTTAATATCCATAGGCGTAACCGGAGATACCGGTACCACGTATGGAGTAGTCCAATAGTTTCCTGCACTCCGAATCCGAAAGCGGACCATAGGAGCGGATCAGTCCGAACAGCTGCAGATCAGTAATCATAAGTTTACGCTGCAGGAGACGGATTTTTGCAACAGTACCGTAGGAAGTATTCCTGGTACCATGATTACAGCTGTCACAAAAAGAGGAGAGATACAGAAGCAATGCAGCGGCATCGTTCCCGGACCTCTCCTCATTGCGTGCCAGCTCAAAGTATTTGTTATTCATAGGCACATCTCCTCAATACCGGCCGTAAAGTCGGTACCATTCTAAACTGATAATCTTTTTTCCTTATCGAGATATTTCTGAGATTCTGTGTAGGCTTTCAAGAAGCCTTTGAGTTCCCCGATAAATTCAAATTTTTTGTTCTCCGGCAACGCCCGGTACAATTCAAGAAGTTCATCCTCTTCTGCAGTAGTGAGCTTGCGGGCAGGAGCCTCTTCGCCGGTGAGCAGATAATGAACGGATACGCCCAGGAAGTCAGCAATAGGTTTGATGTACTTTGCTGGCGGGTCGCTATTGCGAGTTTTCCAGGTAGACATAGTGGACGTGCGTATGCCGAGGCGATCACACAGGTCAGTGGCTTTTTTGTCCCGTTTTTCAAGGGTTTCTGTGATTCTTTCAATGATTTCCATAGGCAACCTCCGATATAAAAATAATACGCAAATAAGAGTAAAAACATTTACAAACTCGCATATACGTGTTATAATAAATACATGAAATACAAAACAATTCAAAGTTGCGAGCTGAGATATTGTGCGTGTATTTCGTGCGTCTGTTTGCGAGTTTGTAAAGAGGTTTACTTACATTATAGCACGCAAATCAGAAAAGATAAATAGTTTTTACACAAATGCGAGAAAGGAGTGAAACGCAAGCATGAAGCAGGAAACATCACAGTGGGGCAAAGCTGTTAAGAAGGCAGTGATCGACCACAACATGACATTGAAGCAGCTGGCCGAAGAAATCGGTTACAGCAATGCAACTGTTTCCCAGGTCGTCAATGGCAGATATTCCAATTCAAGCTACAAGATGATTGCTGAGAAGATCAACAAAGTGCTTGGAACGGAGGGACTGCCGGAGAGGACCGAGACACCTTCCGATGAATGGTGCCAGTCAGTGAAGATCGAACTGGTGAAACAGAGCATGACCGTCAATGAGCTGGCGAAGCAGCTGGATGTCTCCAGGGATCGGCTGTCACTGGTAATTAACGGCAAGATGATGAACGAAGCAATCGTTGGCGGGGTGAACCGCCTGCTCAGAATCAACACGGCCGCTGTTCCAGCTGATAAGTAAATTATAGCGGAAGGGTAGGTAACAAGAAATGGGAAGAGGCCCTATGAATGAGAACCAAAATGTATATTTCCAGGCGAGAAAAAAGGCCGCAGCATACAACGAGAGGATATGGAGCCGTGAAGGAGCAGCGGAACTGTTAGGAATATCGGTATCGACGCTGGCTGATTATGAGCTTGGCAATACGAAAGTGGTTCCAGTGGATAAGGTAGTTCTTATGGCGGACCTCTATAAAACGCCGGAACTGATTACTGGGTACTGTATGCGAGAATGCCCGGTACACGGATTCCTACCGCTGGCAACCGAAGAAAAAAGTTTAGAAGGAATTGCATTAAGGCTTTTGCAGAGCTTCAACGAGGATTCATTGAAGGATATGCGGGACAATCTGATCGAGATAACAGCAGATGGGAAAATCACAGAGGACGAATTACCATCCTTGAAGAAAATCATCGACCAGCTCGAAAAGATGGCAGAGGTAATAAGCGAAATGAAAATTGCCGGAGAGAAGTACATGAACGGTAAGTAAGCCGGAGCAATGCCGGAAAGGAGTTTCAGAATTGAAGAAATCGAGTAAGCGAAGAGTATTGTTTGCGGTGCGAACAGCGACAATGATCGGAGCTGCCTGGTTCGCTGTCAATGGCATTACAGATACGCTCGGACAGGAGAAAGAAAAAAGCCGGCCGGTCTACATAGCCACAGAAGGGGTGGCAGAGGCAACGTACACACCGGAAGCAGGAGCGACAGAAACACAGCCAACAGAAACAGCGAAGGCAACAGAAGAACCGCTGATTGCAAGTATGGATTGGGATAAGGACGATTCCTATATGTTATGCAAGATAGCGATGGCCGAAGCTGAGAGCGAAGGCGTAGAGGGAAAGGCGCTGGTAATGCTGGTGGTCCTCAACAGAGTTTGGAGCGAAGAGTTCCCGGACACAATCGAGGAAGTGATTTTTCAGAAGAACCAGTTCAGTCCAGTAGCAAACGGAAGATACGATGAAGTAGAGCCGGATAAGGAATGTTACGAAGCATTGGAAATGATCCAGGTTGAGCATTGGAACGAAAGCCAGGATGCTTTGTATTTTGAAAGTAAGAGTGACAGTAAATGGCACAGCGAGAATTTGGAATTTCTTTTCAAGTACGGCAGACATTACTTCTACAAGTGAAAGGGGTATACGACATGAAGAGAATCAAGAGAAAGGTGAGACGGTTCGTAAGACTGTATTGGTTTTGGGTAAGCCTGGGACTGATTCTTACGAAGGTGTCCGTAGAAGCGGCATACGCAGAGAGAGGATATAAGGCATACGGAGGTGAATGGCTGATGCTTCCGATAATGCTGATTGTCGGATATTTCGTGAATGAGGCGAGAATGTATCTGCCGAATCTCATTGAAGAATGGAGAGAGGAGAAAGCCTATGAACGAAGAATTGAAAGAAATCGTAGAAGGGTACAGGACAGAAGGAATACACATATCCGATGAAGAGGTAAACGAAATCCTTTGGCTGTGCAACAGAAAAATGGAGATCAGCAAGATCGAGGACAGAGAAGAGTACCTGCCGTTGCTTTTCAAGGACGAGGTAAAAAACTATCTGTTCAGACGAGGAGTAAATGCAGTGACACTTTTAAGAAGTTTGGAGGCGAAAGGAATATGTGTTCAGTATGCGGAATGAATCTATGCCATCCAAGTTGTCCGAACGCACCGGAACCGGTACCTGTTTATGAGTGCTGCAGGTGCGGGTACGGAATCTTAGAAGGTGACAAGTTTTGAGATTCTCCGGAAGGGTATATGTGCGAGGATTGCGTAGATGAAATGGACGCAAAAGAGATATTAGAAATGTGCGGCGAAAGCCTCACAGAAGCGAAAAAGGAGGAAATGTAAATGGCAGAGCAGAATGCAGTAGCAACACAGCAGCAGAACACGCAGTTAAGTGTGACCGTGCAGATTAAGAATATGATTTCCCAGGATGCGGTCAAGAAAAAATTTGCTGAGGTACTGGGACAGAAAGCACCGCAGTTTTTGGCATCTATCACGAACGTAGTGGCAGGATCGGCACAGTTGAAAAAATGCCCGGCAAACTCAATTATGAGTTCGGCATTTGTGGCAGCGACGTATGACTTGCCTATTGACAGCAACCTTGGGTTTGCGGCAATCGTTCCATACAACAACAGCAAGTACAATCCGCAGACGAGACAATGGGAGAAACATCCGGAAGCACAGTTTCAGATGATGTATAAAGGGTTCATCCAGCTGGCAATTCGTTCCGGATATTACGAGAAGATGAACTGCTCAGTAGTCTACAAGGACGAGCTGGTGTCTTACAATCCGATTACCGGAGAGGTTGAGTTTGTGACAGATTTCTCTCAGTGCAAGAACAGAGCAGAAGGCAACACAGAGAATATCGTCGGTTACTATGCCTGGTTTAAGCTGTTGACCGGATTCAGAAAAGAGCTGTTTATGACGGTAGCTGAGGTTGATAACCACGCAAGAAAGTATTCCCAGGCGTACCGCTATGATATTGACCAGGGAAAGAAGGCCAGCAAATGGACGACAGATTTTGAGGCAATGGCATTAAAGACGGTTATTAAGCTGCTCCTCAGCAAGTGGGGCATTTTATCGGTGGATATGCAGAGAGCAATCCAGGACGATCAGAAAGTGTACGACGAGGAAGGCGAAGGAACCTATGGAGACAACCAGCCGGACATCATCGAAGCAGAAGATCCGTTCAAGATTGAGCAGCACGACGAGGAAGAACAGCAGATTGGCGGTTTGGATTTAGAAGAGGTTGAATAGGAGGAAGAGAAATGCAACTGACATCAGAGAATTATTATAGCCAGGAGGCTAACAAGGAGTACATGAGTGTATCGGGATATAAAGACTTCGCAGGAACATATGGGAAGATGCCTTGCGAGTTCTATGGTATGGAAAAACTCAACGGACGCTGGGAGGACGAGAAAAGCACCGCATTGTTGGTAGGAAGCTACGTTGACAGCTACTTTGAGGGAAGCCTGGAACAGTTCAAGAAAGAGAATCCGGAAATCTTCACACAGAAGGGTGAGTTAAAGGCAAACTTCAAGCAGGCAAAGGAAATCATCGCACGTATCGAGAGAGACGAATATTTCATGAAGTTTATGAGCGGGCAGAAGCAGGTTATTATGACCGGTGAGCTGTTCGGAGCAAAGTGGAAGATTAAGATGGATTCCTACATTCCGGACGTGGCAATCGTTGACTTGAAGGTTATGGCATCCATTACGGACTTAAAGTGGGTAAAGGATATTGGCTATCTCGATTTTGTAAGATATTGGGGTTACGACATCCAGGGAGCAATCTACCAGGAGATCGTAAGACAGAATACTGGAAAGAAGTTGCCATTCTATATTGCGGGAGCAACAAAGCAGGCAGAGCCGGACATCCGTATCATCCATGTTACAGACAACTACCTGCAGGAGGCACTTCACATGGTAGAGGCAAACATGCCGAGAATCCTCAGAGTGAAGAGCGGAGAGGCAGAACCGGACAGATGCGAATTGTGCGATTGCTGCAGACATAACAGAGTGCTGACACGTCCGATTTCGATTATGGATTTGACAGCAGGTATTTAATACGACAGGCGGTGGTTTAGTGGCAGACAACAGAAAGTATTACTACTTGAAGCTGAAAGAAGATTTTTTCGACAGCGACGAGCTGAAAATATTAGAGAGTCAGAAGGACGGCTACTTATATAGCAACATCCTCTTGAAACTCTATCTGAAAAGCCTGAGCAACGCAGGAAGATTGATGTTCCGGAATGTAATACCGTACACGCCGGAGGTTTTGGCAACACTCACAGGACACCAAGTAGGAACAGTCGAAAAGGCATTAGATGTATTCAAGAGACTGGGATTGATAGAGGTGCTGGATAACGGAGCAATCTACATGATGGATATTCAGAACTTCATAGGCCAGTCGTCAAGCGAAGCTGACAGGCAGAGAGAATATTACAATCGCATGAAAGCTGAGAAGGATGCACTGGCTGATCCTGGAACACAAAAGGCATTGCCGGAAGCGCCGGTTGAAACACCGGCACCAGCAGAACCGAAGTCCAATAAGGCAATCAAAGGTTACACACCAGACTTTGAGGAATTTTGGCTGATTTATCCGAGAAAGGCAGACAAGGCACAGGCATACAAGAAGTACAAGGCAAGACTGGAAGATGGCTTTTCACATGAGCAGTTATGCGAAGCCGCAAGGAATTATGCGGCACAGTGTAAACAAGACAGAACGGAAGATAAGTACATAAAGCACGGCAAGACATTCTTAGGAGAGTCAACGCCGTTCCTGGACTATCTGCCGAAAGAAAAGCCGGTACAGAACGAAGCCGAGTACGACGACAACGAGAATCCGTTCGGAAGGAGTGAGTGACAATGGATTTGCAGAGTATTTTACCAGCAGAGGCGTTTAAGACAGAGAAGAATAGCGGCGATTACATCGGCGAGGACGGACTTCTCTACTGCGGAGTCTGCAGAACAAAGAAGCAGACCAGGTTGCCAGCGTCGGATATTACGCAAGGGAAGGAGCTGATCGTTCCCTGCATCTGTAAGTGCAAGGTGGAAGAGAACAGACGAAAGGAAGAGGTTGAAAAGAAGAGACAGGAAATGCAGCGTTTGGAGAGGCTGAAAGCCAGCAGCCTTATGGATGCAAAGCTGAAATCGGCAAGGCTGGACGGGTACCAGGTTGATGCGGATAATCAGAAAATCTACAACCTGGCCGGAAAGTATGTGAACAGGTTCGATGAAATGTACGAGAAAAGGCAGGGATTGCTTTTTTGGGGCACAGTCGGAACAGGGAAAAGTTACACTGCAGCCTGCATTGCAAACGAGCTGTTGGATAAGATGATTCCGGTGGTTATGACATCATTTGTGAAGATTCTGCAGAACATCCAGGGCAATCAAAACGAAGAAGAGAGAATTATGGCAGGACTGAATGCGGCGAAGCTGCTAATTATCGACGACTTAGGAGCAGAGCGAAGCACAGACTACGCATTGGAGAAAGTGTATAACATCATCGACAGCCGGTATTTATCCGGCAAGCCGCTGATCCTCACTACGAATATGACGTTGAAAGAAATGCAGGAGTCTGAGGACATCCGGTATAGACGCATCTACGACAGGATATTTGAGATGTGTTTTCCGGTAAGGTTTGCTGGCAGGAGTTGGAGAGAAAAAGCGGCGTCCAAGAGGTTCGATGCCATGAAGAATTTAATGGAGGAATGACAACATGGGTTTGATTAAGGTGGCAGAAATCAGCATTGACAAGCTGGAAGATCGCAAGACGGTTACGGCAATCCTGCACGAGAACGGTTATACCGTCGGGCCAGGAAAGAGAAAAAAGACAGAGACCGGAAAGCAGTTAGATTACTACTTGAAGGTGTATGTGGAGGAAGGCACAGATAAGGCAGAACTCTACAAAGCAACAAGCGGAAAAACGAAGGTGACAGCCAAGAAGGTGACGGATAAGATGTCGGCCGAGATTGGCGACAAGGCATAGGAGGCAGAAAGTGGATGAAGATATGAAGCAGATTCGTTTCACAATACCAGGACAGCCATTCGGGAAACAGAGACCGAAGTTTTCAAGAGCTGAGGCGTATGTTAAGACGTACACCCCGAAAGAGACCACCAGTTATGAAAACCTGGTGAAGCTGTTTTACAACGAAGCAGCCAAAGGAAAGATGTTTCCGGAAGGGGCAATGCTGGATGTAAGGATAATTGCATATTACGAAATTCCGAAGTCCGCCAGCAAGAAGAAGCGCAGGGAAATGTTGGAACACAGGATCAGACCAACCAAGAAGCCGGACTGGGATAATATCGGCAAGATTGTTTGCGACAGTCTAAACCTGGTAGCGTACCACGATGATTCGGCAGTCGTGGATGCACAGGTAAGGAAGTTTTACTCAGAAACGCCGAGGGTTGATGTGATGATAAAGGTCGTAGGACCGGATCAAATTTAGGAGGTAGACAATGGCAGGAAGAAAGAAAACTGAAACAGTGGAAGCAGAAGTTGTTGAGACAGCGGTAGTACCGGCAGGGAAAATGGAGTTCAAACTGATTAACCCGACAGAGGATGGTTTCCTCAGACGCATTCAGTGGAACAAGGAAGAGCTGGAGGCTGCAGTAAGAGCCAAGATTGCTGGTTACGAGAATGTGGTTTACACAGAGGAAAACATTAAGGCAGCGAAGAATGACAGGGCAGAGATGAACAAGCTCATTAAGGCTATTGAGGAGAGAAGAAAGCAGGTAAAGAACATCATCAATGAGCCTTATGCAGTGTTCGAGGCAGAGCTAAAGGAAATCACGGCACTTATCAATGAGCCGGTTGCACTGATCGACAAGCAGGTAAAGGCGTTCGAGGAGAAACAGAAGGAAGAAAAGAAAGCGGCTATCAAGGCTACCTACGATGAAAATATCGGAGATTTGGCCGAGGTATTGCCGTTTGAAAAGATTTTCGACAGTCGCTACCTTAATCAGACATATAAGCTGGCAACCGCACAGAAGGAAATCGTGGACAAGATCGACACGGTTAAGACAGATTTGGAGACTATCGACAGCCTGGATAGTAAGTATAAGCTGAATGCGAAGGATGTGTATATCAAGACCCTGGACCTCAGCAAGGCCCTGGCAGAGAACAAGAGGCTGGCAGACCTGGAAGAAAAACTGGAAGCGGACAAGCGCCGTAAGGCTGAGGAAGAGGCCGAGAGAAAACGCCAGGAAGAAATCCGCAAGCAGAAGGAAGCTGAGGAGCAGGCAAAGCGTGAGGCAGAAGAAGAGGAGCGTAAAGCGGCAGAAGCTAAGAAAGCACAGGAAGCCGCCGCAGAAGTCGAACAGACAGAACCTCAGTCCGAAATTGGTAAGGTAATCGAGTCCATTGAGAGACCGGCATTCTCCCAGGCAATAGCTAGAGAGGCGCAGGCGGCACCGACAGAGCAGGCAGTTGATCCGTTCGCTCCGAAGGAAGAACCTAAGCAGGAAAAGAAGTATAGAGTACGTTTCTTTGCAGACGGAACTAAGGAGCAGTTGGGCCAGCTGATTGCTTTTATGAATGAGAACAATATCAAATACGGCAAGATTGCAAAGGAGAGTAAGTGATGAATGATTTTGACAAGAAATTGGATTTCGACAGCAATACCTTCGAGAATATGAAGCACGATATGAATTTTGTTCTGCAGAGACTTCTTGGAAACATGATTGAGAAGCAGTCCAACGAAGGAAGTATGACAATTAAGATTGACGTTACCATGGTGAAGGAGTTTATTCCGAACTACGACCCGAATATCAAGGGAGAGTCCAGGGAGATTAGCAAGCCGCAGTTCAAGCACAAGGTCACATCTGCAGTAAAGATTACCGACGAGAAAGGTGGAAATCTCAACAACGAGATGGAGATGGTTATGGATGAAGAGACTGGCTGCTATGTATTACAGCCGATTGCAAACACACAGCAGAGAACGATTTTTGACTCAGACTTTATGCAGGGTCAGAAGCAGGAAGGCGAAGGCAATGAGGATATTATCGACGGTACATACATCGATGCAGATGTAAGACCGGCGTTACCTGGACCGGCAGACGAAGAGAAGCCTGCGGAGACAGAGGAAACAGACACCCAGCCTGCAGGGGAAGAAACACAGGCGGAAGAGAACGGCGAAGAGCCGGGAGATACACCGGACGAGGAACCTAACGAGGAAGAACCGGAGGATATTACCGACGACATCCTGGGTGATGCAGACACAGAAGGTTACGATTACGAAGATCCGGAGGAGTAGATATGGGACTGATGAAACCAAGAGTGAGCAGTTATGTAGACAGAGGCAATGAGTTGATTGCAAAAGGCAAGACCAAGCAGGCAATGAACCTGGTAAGCCACGGTCTGCAGTATTACTCAGAGAGAGTTATAGACAGCATATCTCCATACGCCAAGAATGATGCAGGACTGATAGTTTTAGTCCTGCGCCACCTGGCGGATGAAGTCGAGAAGAACAACCCGGGAGCAAAGGAACTGGCGGCTGGGATGGAGAAGTGCGTAGGCAAACCTTCCCTGCAGGAGATTGAGAGAATCAAGAAACCGAACAGAAAGTAAGGAGGCAGAATGAATACACCGGAGAGCGATATGGAGCAGATGAAATTTGCGAGAAAATGGGTAAGAGCGCACGCTGCAAAGAAGATGGCAAAGTATGAGAAAAAACTGAGAAGAGCTGCAAAGGATTTCTTTGGACATCCGGTAGCAATCGCATATTTGAAGCCTGGCGTGATGTTTGAGATCAAAGGTACCGGAGAAAAGGCAAAGATTGTAGCGGACGAAGAGAAAGGATAAGCGATATGGCAAGAGGTTTCTTATACGTGTATGAGCGGATATACAAAGGAGAGACTGAGATGCAGACTGAGTTCCGGAAGATACCGGTCAACGGTAAGCGAACCTCAGTAGCAGATCAGAAGAGAGTCCGGAAGATTATCTCAGATAACGCATATAGAATAGCGCAGGAATGCTCGGTGCTGGTGAGCTATCCAAAAATGAGAATTGAAGGTACTGCAGTCAACCTGGGAGATGCGAACATCATGCTCCCGGACTGCAGAATCATCAGCATTGAAGAATTGAAGAAAATTGAGCGGGGGAGGGTGAAATAGGTGCGAAGGCACAAAGAGACCGAAGAGGAAGCGGTAAAGAGGCGGCAACAAATGTATGGATGCAATGGAAAGTGTTGCGATAGAGTAATTGATCCGGAAACGGGCGAAGGCCAGTATTTCATATGTGGTGGTATAGATACCTGCGACGAAACAAGGGTAGGCGAGTTTATAGGAACGGTAGGAGCAGTACTGTTTATCGTCCTGGCACCGATCATGTTTATAGCGGGAATAGTAGCTTTGATAGTGTTTGGAATATAGGAGAGCAATAATGGAATGTGATGTAAGAAAGGAGTGATAAAATCCCATGAGGTCCCATGATCCGTTCGGGACTTGCAGGAACTGCGGGTGTCATATTATGTGGGTTAAGACAAAGGCTGGAAAGAATATGCCGGTAGACCCTACGATGATCAGCTACCGCAGGCCAGGAGCAGGAGTGAAGGCAAAGGAGAAGATAGTTACGCCGGAAGGCGAGGTCGTATGTGCTGATAAGGTATCATCCGAGAGCGCAGAAGGCTTTGGCTACATATCACACTTTGCCACCTGCAAGGCAAGAAACCGTTGAGAAAAAGAAAAGCCGCCCCTTTGATAGGAACGACTCGTGACTGAGAATATTATACTCGCAAATGCGAGAAAAGTCAAGGAGGCGACATTATGGCAACGGAGAATAAGGAGAAGGCAAAGGGCGAAGCAATCTTCCCACTAACGCAGGAACAGATCAACCAAATAGCTGCTATCGGTGCCAAGGAAGGTGTAAGGGCATACAAGGAAGAGCAGAAGAAGGAAGAGCGTAGGAGAAAGAAGGAAGATAGCAAAGTCAGAAAGACAAAGAAACTGCTCAGCTCGTACAGAAGAATTAAGGCGACGTTATCGGATGGAGAGCAGTTCACTCCGGAGGAGCAGGCAGAACTGAGATGGAAGTTCGTTGAGGACCTTATGGGAAACACAAGAGAGATAGCAGGAAAGTCCGAGAGGACAATCAAAGATACGGAGCGCAAGCGTGAAGAAGATCTATACTGTGTGTTCAGGATAGAAAAAGCGACCGAAATGTACCGTGAGGAGTGTGAAAAGAGCGGAAGCGAAGAGGCGAAGCGCCGTTACAGAGAGTTAAGCATGATGTACCTGGACGAAAAACCTTACACGGTGCAGGAGATTTCGGAAGTAGAAAACATAAGCGATAAGACCGTCTACAAGGACATAGGAATAGCTTGTGGCATTGTGGCTATTTACTTACTGGGTGCGGATTTCTAAACGCTCCCTGTGGCTGTAAAACAACCTGGTAGAAAATGAGTAGGTTGCATAAAGAATTACCAAGTGGTAATATGCTAATTAGCCGATAACCCAAATGTCACCCCTAAAAATAGCCAGTTGTATTTCTTCCCAACGGCAGGCACGGCAGGGCGAAATCCCTGCCAGTTAGCCGAAGAGGAAATATGAACAATCGGTTAAATAAGGCTATTTCAGTGTACTTAGGCAGGTCCGTATAGTATAATTAAACTATAAACAACCAGCATAAAAGGAGTGATTGAGATGGCAATTTGGATTAGCAGGTATAGCAATAAGGAGTTACAGAGCGGTAAGTATTACCCGGTAGGAATAAGCATCGGAACACCGAAGTTTCCGCTGGGGTACACGCTGAGAAAGCAGTGCTACTCGTTGGCACCGAAAGGCTATATGCTGAATATGGAGCTTGACAGATTCAAGCCTGCATATTACGAGAAGTTGGAAAGTATCGGCACAGACAGAATCATCGATATGGTCGAGAAGATGAATGCGGAAGCAATGGCAGAAGGAAAAGAACTTGTGCTTCTCTGCTACGAAGATGTGAGGGTTCCAGGAGACTGGTGTCACAGAACCGTATTCGCTGAATGGTGGGCGGAACAGACCGGAGAATTGATTGAGGAGTTATACGATCCGTCAGAGCCGAAGGTCAAGAAGCCTGCAGCTAAGAAAGAAAGCAAGGAACCTGTCAAGAAGGTAGTCGAAACCAGGAAGGAAGAACCTGGTTACGAGCAGCTGAGTTTGTTTGGTTTGGCAGGGATTTAATCATAACATCCGGAACTGGTGTAAGTAGCACGTGACTATTCCATAGTTAAGGTCCTGTTCATCGCAGGGTTCCGGTCCAAAACAACGGCATCGCATCCGAAAGGGTACGGTGCCTTATTTGTTATCACGGAACGTACCTCAGTATCCTTCGGGTCTGAGGTCTTTTTGCGCAATATGCTGAGACAGGTATCAAAAATCCCCGGGTCAGTACCAGGGAACCGCCTCGGCTTTTTGTATATATTGAACAATTTTTAGGGAAGGAGACAAGGATATGGCATTTTTTATGGATCCGGGAGCAATGTTCCTGGGGTGCTTAGGTCCGTCGGAGCAGAAGTTTCTTGTTACTCTGATCGAGACTGCAGCGAAGTCCGGATATACAAGGTTCGTTGAGCCGTGTGCCGGTACCTTTGCAATGGCGAACCTGGCAGTACAGAATGGGTTTAAGCCGGAGCAGATCGAGACCAGCGACGTCAATATGATGTCAACAGTTCTCGGGTATGCGATTACCGGCCAGTCATTAGAGCCGCTGGAAATTCACGCACAAGGCTTTAGTGACGAAGAGCTTCTTGACCCGGCAACGGCATTGTATGCGCAGCTGTACCTCAGAACCTCGAAGAATGCGGGCAATGATTATTTCTATCAGATACTCACAGACCTACGCCTCAGACGAGAGGAACACATCGAGAGTATCAATCGGCAGATAGAGGTAATCAAGAACCTGCTCGGTGGCATGAGCTACAGACCATTGGATATGTGGGAGCATCTGAAAGAGGTGCTGGACGATCCGCACGCTTTGGTTATTGCAAACCCACCGACCTACTTCTCCGGATATGAGAAGTTCTACGACACACAGGGCAAGATGACCTGGAAGGAACCGCCGTATGAACTGTTTGACCCGGAGACAGGACACCAGCAGTTCTACGACCTCTGCATGGATGCGAAGGCGTTGGTTATCTGCTACCAGGAGAAGAGAGTAGGCGAAGCCGTAGGATATACGATATACGCCCGATCCGGCACGAGAGCAGATTTGAATGCTTACATCACTACGAACCGGGAGGAAGAGGCAACCGCCCTGGCAAACGGCAAGAAGATAAAGCGCCCGGCAGAGAGTAAGTTACAGCCGTTAGACTGCAGTATGCTTCCGAGAGATTATGTGATCCGGGAAGATAGCAAGGTACAGGTTATCCCGATTAAGTCAGCAGAGGCTCAGTATTACAGAGAGTTATGGACTCACAATTTTGTCGGTTCATCGGCGACGTTCAACAGGGCATTGCTGATTGATGGCTATGTGGCTGGGGTATTCGGCATCTCGAAGATGGCGGCAGACAGCGTATTCGTTTGGTACGTGATGAAGGTGCCACACAAGACATACCGCCTCGGCAGGCTGTGTTATATGCTGGCGCAGAACAGAGATTTTGTAGATACACTCCTGGACAATATCGAACAGGAGAAGGTCACAAAGATGCGCACCGCAATGCTTACCAGGTACCCGGAGAACAAAGAGGTACGAGGCATCATGAAACTGGTAAATAGGGTTGAGGACAAGAAGAACGGATACAAGCTCACGTATGAGGCTGAACTAGTAGAGGGAAGAACCGAACAGCAGACGCTTCAAGAATGGCTAAGGAGGGAAAACGAATGGCAGAAGAACAGAGCAAAGGCATCCAGCAAATCGAAGGATGCGAAGTAATCTATGATATGGGTTCCGGCTTGGTGATCGCCAAGGTTCCGCTGGATAAGGTTAAGGAGCAGGACATCAACGCCAGGATAATGAAAAACGAGATGCAGGATCAGTTGACCGCTAATATCAAGAAGCGAGGACAGCTGGAAAGCCTGCCTCTTTTTGTTTTGGTGGATGGCAAGCTGGAAATCATCAGCGGCCACCACAGAGTAAAGAGCGCGCGTGCTGCAGAGATGAAGGAAATCATCGCTATTGTCGATGTGTCCGGTCTCTCACGAAGCAAGATTGCGGCAAAGCAGCTGGCACACAATGCAATTTCCGGTTTCGACGACGACAGTACGTTGAGAGAAATCGTGAAGATGATAGACGATGTGGACGATATGATTGAGTCATTCGTCGGCAAGGAGATCATGGAAGAACCGCTGGAACAGTACGACAAGATGCTGAGTCCTGCGGTTCAGTTTGATTTTAAGAATGTGACGTTTACATTCCTTCCGCACCAGGTAAAGGATATGGACGCACTGGTTAAAGACCTGGAATCAAAGGCTCCGGACATTGTGGGCGTGGCATCCTACGAGCAGTGCAAGGGATTTGTGGAGACACTTAGCAAGTATCAGAAGTTTACGGACATCCGAAACGTCGGCGCGGCTATCCACTCCATGATCGAGAACGCCGCTCAGAAGATGGACGACTGCGGTTTCACAGAGGAAGGAGAATGGACCTACCTCGCTAAACTGTTTGGCAGTAATGCGGTACCGGGTGATTCTGCCTCTGTTATTCAGCAGGCAATCAAGAAAGCTGAGAAGGAAGGGACAATCACGAGTAAGAACAGGTGGCAACTGATCGAGTACCTATGTGCTGACTACCTCAGTGGCAGGTAGTTAATGTATGGCAGCTAAGCCAAAATACAATGCCCCTTACCACGATAACTGGGCGTGGTCTTTGGCTGCAATGGGTGCCACCAATGAAGAGATCGCCATTGCCATGGGAGTCTCCGAACGAACCATTATGCGATGGGCCAAGGAACACGAATCATTCGGCAAGGCACTTGGAGAAGGTAAAGGCGTATCAGATGCGAAGGTAATAAGGAGCCTCTACGAGAGAGCTACCGGCTATGAGTACGAGGAAGAGAAGAGAATTGTTGAGTATGACAAGGACGGCAACGTGAAACCGGTCAAGATTGAAAAGACCAAGAAGCACGTACCGCCGGATGTCACAGCTCAGATATTTTGGTTGAAAAACCGTCAGAGAGACCGCTGGCAGGATAGACCACAGGACTATGTGGATCAGAGTGGCGACAATGACACAGAGGTTCAGATTTACCTTCCGGACAATGGGAGAGATAATCGATGAAAGAAAAAATCATATTAGCTCCTCAGAAAGGACCGCAGGAAATGTTCCTAGCAACACCTGCGGATATTTGCATTTACGGGGGCGCTGCAGGTGGAGGAAAAACCTTCGGTCTGCTGTTAGAGCCACTTAGGCACATGAATAACCCGGACTACAACGCAACTATCTTCCGACGTGACTACACGCAGGTAACATCCCCGGGAGGCTTATGGGACAGTTCACGAAAGATTTACCGCTACGTGAAAGGTTCCCTGCCGTTAAAGACACCAAAACTACACTGGACTTTCAAAAGAGGCGCATCGGTCAATTTCGCCCACCTCGGACGTGATGAAGATTGCGACGACTGGCAGGGTTCGCAGCTCACGATGATAGGATTTGACGAGTTGACGCACTTTAGCGAGTACCAGTTCTTTTATATGCTGTCTCGAAACCGTACAGATTCCGGAGTGGACCCGTATATAAGAGCCACTTGCAACCCGGACGCAGACTCTTGGGTTGCCGAGTTCATTTCCTGGTGGATAGATCAAGAAACCGGCTACCCAATATCGGAGCGGTCGGGAGTGATCCGCTGGATGGTGCGACTGAACGAGGTTGTTACCTGGTTTAACAGCAGGGAAGAGGCAGTGCAGGGCGCTATCGAGAATGGTATCGAGCCGAAAGAGGCGGAGACAATGCCTAAGAGTGTGACATTCATTGCGAGTACGCTGCACGATAACAAAATTCTGATGAAGAACGACCCGGGATATTTAGCCAACCTGCAGGCAATGGCTCTCGTACAGAGAGAGCGACTACTGCATGGTAACTGGAAGATCAAAGCCGCCGCAGGCTTGATGTTCAAGCGAGTAAAGGTAAATATGCTGGAAGAGATACCGCCCGATGTTATCAAGTGGGCGAGAGGCTGGGATCTTGCGGCAACATCTGAGGATGAAAAGGGAGACCCGGCGTACACAGCAGGCGTGCTGATCGGAAAGAGAAGAAACGGACGGTACATTGTGGCCGACGTTATCAATCGCCGGTTGAGTTCGTCCGATGTGCGAGAAATTATAAAGCAGACCTGCATAGCTGATAGGGCGAAATACGGAAGGGTAGCAACCAGGCTTCCGCAGGACCCAGGCCAGGCAGGTAAAGACCAGGCACAGAGTTTTATGAAGCTCTTGGCTGGTTTCACTGTTAAGTGCATTCAAGAGTCCGGAGACAAGGTAACGAGAGCAGAACCGTTCTCGGCACAGTGGTTAGGACTTGAAGGCATGGATAAAGGCAATGTCGATGTACTGATTGCACCGTGGAATGAAGAGTATTTCAACGAGTGCGAGAACTTCCCGCAGTCAAAATTCAAGGATATGGTGGATGCAAGCTCGTCGGCATTTACAGAGTTGGAGAGTGGTGCTACATACTCAGCACCGCCTAAGGATAGCCAGTTAGGCAAGAGCAGTTATTGGAATAAGTGAGGTGAGAACAGATGGCTAACAAAGAAATCGGTCGCATAGGTCAGCGACGCTACGGAGGAACAATCTACGAGGAGTTCCTTCACGAACTGAGAGGCACGCGAGGAATAGAGGTCTACCGTGAAATGTCTGAGAATGACGATGTGGTAGGTGCAATCCTCTTCGCTATCGAGATGCTGGTAAGACAGTGCGACTGGAATGTAGAGCCGGGAGGCGACACCGCAAAGGACAAAGAGGCTGCAGAGTTCGTAGAAAGCTGTATGCACGATATGCAGGACACCTGGACGGACACAATTTCGGAAATCTTATCTTTCCTCACTTACGGTTGGAGCTTCCACGAGATCGTGTATAAGCGCCGCATGGGGAATACGAAGAACCCAACCACGAAGAGTAAGTACACGGATGGTTTGATTGGATGGAAGAAATTGCCTATCAGAGCGCAGGAAACGCTCTACCGATGGGAATACGACAACGAGGACAATCTGCTGGGAATGACTCAGATGCCGCCTCCGGACTTTGGTACCTACACGATACCAATGAGTAAGGCTTTGCTGTTCCGTACAAAGAGCAGGAAGAACAACCCGGAAGGACGAAGCATTTTGAGAAATGCTTACCGATCCTGGTACTTCAAGAGAAGAATCCAGGAGATTGAAGGAATCGGCATTGAAAGAGACCTTGCAGGACTCCCGGTAATGCACGGACCGGAAGGGTTAGACCTTTGGAACGATGATATTGAGGACAACAAGCAGACACGAATTGCGTTGGAAAATATGGTAAAGAGTATTCGCCGAGACGAGATGGAAGGTGTGGTACTTCCGGCAGGATATGAGTTGGAGCTGTTAAGTTCCGGCGGCACCCGGCAGTTTGACACAAATGCGATCATCAACCGCTACGATACCCGAATTGCAATGACGGTACTGGCGGATTTTATTTTCTTAGGGCATTCAGAGACCGGTTCCTGGGCGTTGAGCTCCGATAAGACGGAGTTGTTCGCTATGGCAATCGGTGCATTCCTAGACATGATCTGCGAGACATTCAACAGCCAGGGCATCCCGCCGTTGATCGATATTAACGGTGAACATTTTGCAGGCATCACGGAGTACCCAAAGATGTCCCACGGCGACATTGCAGATGTGGACGTAACAAAGGTTGCGGCATTCATCAAGGATATGACTGGCATCGGAATCTTAGTACCGGACGACGGACTGGAAGATTACATTCGCCAGGTCGGACACCTGCCGGAGAGGACAACGGACGACAGAACAGTAGACCAGCGGCGTAAGCAACAGGCGGAGCAGAACCAGCCACCGGAGCCTGAGACAGCCGCAGGAAGCGATGGAAACGACGAAGGCGAAGAAATCCCAGACAATGTGGCGGAAGCCGCTAAAAGGCGATTAGGAAGGAGCAGTGCAAATGGCAATAAGGTTCATACGGCCAAAGCGAATACGCAAGGCAAAGACACCGGGCAGTCAAGAAGTCCTACGCAGACTTGAAGAGTACCTGCAGAACGAATGTGACGAACCGGTTGAAATCCTATGCGGGTTTTGGCAGGATCAGCAGGATGCCATCACGTACCAGGAACTCCGAAAGGCAGTAGCGGACGGAAGCCTCAGCAAAGAGACATTAGAGGCTTGGCAACAGGATTACTCAGTGCTTGTTGCCGAGAGATTACAGTCAATGTGGACGCAGGCAATAGCAGCGGGACCAACCGGGCAACCAATCCTGGACGGTCTCGCTTTTGAGTTTAACACTCAGACACCTGGCGTTCTCGACTGGATCAGTGAAAGAGGAGCTGAGTTTGTTACCCGATGCACAGAAGAACAGAAGGACGCAATAGCGGCACTCCTGGAAAAGAAAATGAGAGAGAGCCATACAGTAGATGAACTGGCAAGGCTCATTCGTCCATGCATCGGTCTGACAGAGGGTGACGCAAGAGCAAACGCCAGGTATTATGACAATATCGTGGCTACGATGCGAAAAGAGCATCCGAGAATGAAGATTGAGAGCATCCGCCGGAAGGCATTGGACGCTTCTCAGAAATATGCAGAGAAACAGCACCGGGCCAGGGCATTCACAATCGCTCAGACAGAGAGTGCTTTTGCTTATAACCGTGGAGCCGATGAAGGCATACGCCAGGCACAGGGCGAAGGGTATCTTGGAACGATGGTAAAGAGATGGAGTACATCCGGAGACGATTCGGTGTGCGACATCTGCAATGCGCTGGAAGGTACTGAGGTAGATATGGACTCCGACTTTGATTTCAAAGGAAAAGTTCTGTTTGCAGGACAACATATGTTACCACCTGCACACCCGAGATGTGCCTGCGCTATCGAGTATATCGAAGTGGCTGCACCGAGAGGAAGGAAGTGAGAAAGTGAAGAAGTTCTCTGATTTCATCAAGAAGTCTGCAGAACCGCAGAAGAAAGAGCCTGCCAGCAATGTGATTAAAGGCAGGTTTAAGATTGCCAAGTCCGACGACGACAAGCACCTGGCATTTGGCTGGGCGAATGTGGCTATCCGTGCTGACGGAGAAGAGATTGAGGACTGGCAGGAGGACATCATCGAGCCGGAAGAACTGGAAAACGCAGCATACCAGTATGTGTTACTCTATCGTGAAGGCGGAGAAATGCACGAAAGAGGCGGAGCTGCAGTCCTTGTTGAATCCGTGGTATTCACGGAAGAGAAAATGCAGGCAATGGGAATCCCGGCAGGCACTCTTCCGATTGGTTGGTGGATCGGCTTCAAAGTAACCGACGAGGATGTATGGGAAAAGGTTAAGGACGGCACATATCCGATGTTCTCAATCGAAGGAGAAGCCGAGAGAGTCGAAGTAGAAGATGAAAACACCTTGTAAAAATGGGGCGTATTGAGTTTTTCAGCAGTCTTAACCTTATAATTCCACATACGAGAGTGTAATAAGGGCATAGGTAGTTCACATTATGGAGACAAATCTAAGCAAAAAGAACAAATTGATAAAACAGATCAGCAAGGCATCCGATATGGTGCCTTTTTCTGACTTCCTGCTCGAATTTATGGACCGCTACGGTTTGAATAACCTGCGAGAGTCCACAGTAGAGCAGTTAGAAGAGTTTATCAGCAACAGAAACATCATTCCGTTATTAGGAGAGGCACCGCAAAGGTGTCTTTTTTAATATAAATCTTGCGGAAAGGAGGAAGCAAAGTGGCAACAAAGTTAAAAAATCTCAGAATCAGCAAGGTTGATTTTGTAGATGAGGGTGCAAATCCGGATGCTCACATTAAGCTAACAAAGAGTAAAGGCGAAAAGGGGCAGTCCACAGGAGAGAATGGCGATAAGAATGGTTTTGTCAGCCGATTGTTCGGTTTCATCGGCAAAAAGGCCGGCATGAACCAGGAAGAGATCGACAGTGCAGTAGAGGAAGTTCTGAAAGGCAACTCTGTTAGTTTCAACGAGCGTTTCAATGAAATCAAGAACAGAAAGATTGCTGATGAAATTTGGGATATATGCTACGCACTGCAGGCAAGCCTCTGTTCGATTCTGAATGACGAGGAGCTGGATAGCACCGGCGCAGCAACAGCGATGAATGAGAGCCTTGACGAGTTCACTGCAGTAGTGAAGGAAGCGATTAGCAACTGGTCCGGCGGAAAGGTAATCAACATCGTAAAGAGTGACGAGGTGACGGAGAGTGACCTGGCAATGATGAAGTCTGCGGCTGCAAGGCTGAATGACAACATCGAGAAGGCACAGACCGCCGCTGGAAAGCCTGCCGGAGAAGGAGACGATCCGGAGGTAGACACAGAGGACAAAAAGGACCAGGGCAAAAAGAAACAGTCGAAAGGAGACAACGAAGATATGAAGATCGACAAGAGCAAAATGACCCAGGCTGAGCTTCTCATTCTCGAAGATATTGAGAAGAGATACGGCGTGGCAGACGACCCGGCTCAGACAGAGCAGACTCCGGAGGGAAAACCTGCGGTAACAAAGTCTGTTGAGAAGCCTGAGCAGAACCAGGAAACACCTGCAGATGGCGAGGACATCTACAAGGGACTCAATCCTGCTGTTAAGGCAGAAATCGAAGCACTCAGAAAGTTCCGTGAGGATGCTGAGAACAGAGAACTTGAAGCCGTAGCAGGCAAGTATGAAATCATCGGCAAGAAGAAAGAGGAGCTTGTACCTATGCTCAAATCTCTCAGAGCTACCGGTGGAACTGCATACAACGATATGATCGCCGTTCTTGATGCCACCGTGGAAGCGGTCAACAAGTCCGGCGTTTTTTCCGAGGTAGGCAAGTCCGGCCACGGCTCTGTGCACGTAAGTGATGCAGAGGGCAAGATCGAAGGTATCGCCAAGAGCTATATGCAGAAAGAACCTTCCATGAGCTATACGGATGCGCTGGCTAAGGCTTGGGAAGATAACCCGGACCTTATGGACGCATACGACGCTGAGGAAGGATTTTAAGGAAGGAGGAAAAGACCATGGCAATGAGAAACTTCAACGGCTCACAGATTAACCAGTCTGTGACAATCGCAGAGCAGGCCGGTGCTGCTATCGACGATGTGAGAAACCTCATTCTCAAATATGACGAGAATGGAGATGTAGTCGTAGCAACCGACGGCGCAGCACCTATCGTAGGCATTGCAATTATTGAGGCAGGCTATAACGACATCTCCGGAGCAGAGTCCGGAAAGGTTGCAAAGGGCGACCAGGTAGATGTTCAGATTAAGGACATCGGCTACATTCTTGCTGGCGGAGCCATCAAGAAGGGCGAAGAGGTAACTGCAACAGCAGGAAAAGCAACAAAGGCAGCTGACGGAGATTATGTGATCGGCGTGGCACTTAGCAATGCGGCTGAGAATGACTACGTGAGAGTTCAGATTTCCAAGTATCAGAAGAACGCCGCAAAATAAAGAAGGAGGAAAATGGTAAATGAAAAGAACAGCAAAGAGCATCCAGGCAGACATTGCCAAGGGTGCTTTCAGACTACACACAGCGCTTTCTACTATGGCGCTGGCTTATTATCAGCAGGATTCAACAACCCTTGCAAAGAATATGTTCCCGGTTTGCCCGGTAGGGTTATCCTCTGACAACTATTATGTATTCGACAAAGAGGATCTGTTACGTGATAACTGGCAGAGAAAGCCTGCATACGGCAAGGTTGACCCTGCAGTAATCTCTGAACACACAGAGACCTATGCTTGTACAGTAGATCAGATGATTATGGGTATCGACTCCATTCGTCAGACTGACCTTAATCGCCGACAGGGACCTCGTACTGCAGACCCTCGCCAGCAGAGAACTAAGGTTATGGCAGCACAGGCAAACATCCACCAGGATTCGGATTTCTCCAAGTCCTTTATGAAGCAGGGAGTATGGGCGAATGAAGGACAGGGCAAGGATGATACAGCTGTTTCCGGAAATGAATTTATCAAGTTCAGCAACGGCAACAGCGATCCTATTGCATTCTTCGACGCAAAGAAAACCGCCATGAGACAGGCAACCGGACGTACTCCTAACAGATTAGGACTCGGCATCAACGTATTTAATGCGTTGAAGGTACACCCTGCAATCCTCGAGAGAGTGAAGTTTGGCGGTACAACTGCAAATCCTGCAAATGTTACCGAGAACGTGCTTGCACAGCTCTTCGGAGTTGACAGAATTGTTATCGATCAGACCGTGCAGAACAAAGCCGGTTTAGGCCAGGCTGCAAATATGCAGTTCATTGGCGATCCTAACTCATTCCTGTTAGCGTATGCAACAGATACACCTTCCATCGAGGAGCCTTCTGCAGGCTACATCTTCACTTGGGATATGTTAGAGAATGGCATCTTACTTCCGGTACTCAACTACCCGGGCGAGGCCGGAACACATTCTGAGTTTGTCGAAGGTCTTATGGCTTACGACATGAAGAAAACTGCAGATGATCTTGCATTCTTTGGTTACGACGCAGTGTAAGGAGGTTTCGCCATGAGATTGATTGCAAAGAAGCCATGCAGTTATGGCGGCAGAAAATTCTTCATTGGGGATGAAATCCCGGCAGAGCTCGTGGTAAACATCGAGAGAGAAGAAAAACTCGGCGTAATCTCAATCGCAAATGACGAAGCGGGGGTACCGGAACAGTCCGGTGCCCTTTATTCGCAGGAGCAGGTGGACGAGATGATCGCCGATGCAGTCGCCAATGCAGGCAAAGGATTTACGCAGGAGCAGGTGGACGAGATGATCCAGTCCGCAGTCGCAGAGCTTGAACCGTTCGACTCCGACAATGCCGGTTTTACCGTGACAGTCAAAGGCGAGGGCGACAATGTGACGGCGGTTTCCTGCAGTGCAGAGGATATTCAGTCTGTGGTCGATGTACTGCAGATGAATGCGGACGATGGTGCAAAGGCAGTAGCCAACGTAAAGTCCGACAGCGTTCTGATTTTGCTTCACGCCTTAGACACACGCGCTACGGTCAAGAAAGCGGCTCAGAAACAGCACGACACTTTATTCTCCGCTGACGGCAATTCAAACGAATCCGTAGGCGGTAACGCAACCACAGACAGCATTACGGAGGGAGCTGATACCTAATGTCAAAAGGTGCATACACATATGAGCCGGGAAACATCACGGAGTTTGGCAAAGACCGTATGAGGTTTGAACTTGGAGACACGATGGTAGAGGGCCTGGCAGATACGACGGCATTGACCGACGAGGAGATACAAGCAGCAATCGACGCATACCCGAATAAGTGGAAGCGTGCGAAGCTGATGCTTCTTGAAAGTTTGTGCCGTCGTTTTGCGTATGAGGTCAACACAAAGACCGGTCCTCTCAGCCTGGATATGAATGGCAGGGCGAAACTTTGGAAAGAAGATTACGACAAGCTGAAAAAAGAGGTCCAGGCAGAGTCAGTGTCAGTGCCACGGTTTGGTAATGGGGTAGATGGTCCGCCTTACTTCCATACCGGAATGCACGAAAACGAGAGGGTGTGGAACGGATGATAAATGCGAGATTTATGTATTTAAGGCCGGGAAACTTATTCAAGGATTTTGTTGTCGAGTCAAATACGCAGGTTGTAACAGCAAACGGAAGGGTAGCAAACGCCCCGAAGGGAGACGGTTCAAAGATTATCAGAGGATGTCTTGCCGAGTCCACGAAGGAACAGAAGGAATCTCATTCAACGAGAGACCGTGTTTGCACCCATACGATTGTGCAGGCAGGCAGTCCGGAAGCAAAGAAGTCCGATAAACTCATACTTGGGAATCGCACGTTTTACATCATCGACCTGGACGAGGTAGGTAGTTTGGGTATATCCACAATCTACTACGCTGAGGAAAGGAAGGATGTCAAGTGAAACTATGGAACGATGGAAAAGCAGGGAGCGCAGGAAGTGCCATAAGGGCAACAGTCAAAGGACAGGTAGCCAAAATCAACCGGCAAGTCGTAGCCAGGGGCGTTAGGGCAGTGAATGCTATGAGAAACGCAGAGCTGGAAGTGCTAAAAGGTCAGAGAAGCGGGCGAACATATCGCAAGCCGCACAGCAAAGCGACCTACACAGCTTCGGCACCAGGAGAACCACCGGCAAGACGTACAGGAAATCTCCGTATGCACTGGAATGGCCAGGTAAAGAGCGAAGGCAGTACCGCTGGTGGCGGAGTCCAAATCATTGCAGAGCTGGAAAGCCAAGAGAAGTATGCTGGCTACCTTGAAAACGGAACGAAGAAAATGGCAGCAAGGCCATTCGTAGGCAAGATCAAGGAGAAGGCAACCCCGGAAATTGAGAAAATTTACAAGGAGCCGTATGGCTAAGGAGGCATGATATATGGCACTGGTAGTAGAACAGCCGATAGCAACCTTCGATTTGAGCGAGATTGCCAGGGGCGATTTGGTCTATGGCAAGCATCGCACATGGCCGGAAGGTAAAGCCGGATTTGTAACATCAGCCACTGAGAAGGAGCTGATCGTCCAGTATCATCCGGGTATCGGCAATGTAACTAATCACTTTCGGATTCCCATTGATGAAGCGGTAGACGCTCAGTGGGAAATCCGATATTCACACGATATGTCGGAGGTCAAGACCTACGGCATCGAAAAGCAGGACACTGAGGAAGGAGTGACAGAGTGAAGCTGGAAGAACTGATTCAGAAAAGGTTCGTCAGTACGGCAGCACTCGCAGAGAGGCTTACAACCTACAACGGTGTGCCTGCTGTTTTTAGTCCGGAAGCACCGGGCGACGAACAGGAAGGGTGGGGCGGTGAAACGCAGTACCCTATGGTAACTTACAACTATGACCTGCAGGCAAACGAAGAACGAAACAGCGCCGGTAGTCTTTCGGTATCGATATTCTGTCAGAATACGGCAGACACATTCCCGGAGGATATAGCACCTATCGTGAAGGAATGCCTGCGTGATGTGATCCTTCTACCGGAAGGCGGTACACCGTATTGCTTTACTTGGGCGAGAACGGATGCGTTTACTATGGGCGAGGATGCAGGAAAAGCCGGTGTTGTAATCGGCTGTGAAGTCAGATTTGACATCCTGGAATATCCGTCTATGGAGACATCCGATCCGGACCCGGTAATGGCGGTTGATAAGTACATCAAGGAATTGTACCCGGAATGCCTGGTAATGGGATATGACCGGATGGAGGAAATAACCGAAGCCTCAGCGGATCAGCCGGTGGTTTACTGCAGACTGATTTCATCTGAGAAGCAGGAAGAAACAAATACAGTGGCTTGGATGGACGGTAGAATTGCCGTCCATGTTTTATGCCCGGAAAACACAGTGAGATTGAAGATGGCCGCAGACATTGCCAACCACCTGTCATTCGACGGAGAGGTAATTATGCTGGACTATTCGCCTATGTTCATTAAGAGACTGCAGGTGAATTACAAATCTGACTACTTGAAGGAAGGCCAGGTATTCATCACAGGTCACTATGGATTGCTTAGGTACAAGGCTAAGCCTCATGTGCTTACGGCAGCTCATGGAAATTACAGTTAAGGAGGTAAAGCATGGCTAAGGAAACAGCAACTCCGGCACCTGCTGGAACAAAGGCAGAAAAGAAGCCGGAGAAAAAGGCCCCTGCAGAGTCCGTTTACACAGTAAGCGAGCTTGCAGGCAACGCAAGAAGCGTATTTGGCACAATGCAGGAATGTGTTGTAGCCGCTCTGAAAACTGACGGCAAAGCCGAGTACACAGTATCAGAGGCAAAGGAAATTGTAAGCAAGTTCTTACAGAAGGAGGTTAAGTAGAAATGGCAGGAACATTCATTTTAGGCGAAACTAAGGTGCGTCCTGGTACCTATTTCAACATTCAGAAGAAAGGTGGAAACGCCACCGCCGGTGTTATGAATGGTGTTACCGCAGTAATCTTCCGTGCAGATTTTGGTCCTCTCAATGAGGCAATCGAATTATCTGCAGAGGATGGCTACGAAGGAACATTCGGTATCGCACTTACTACGGACGCAATGAAGGAGGCAATCGCTGGTGGCGCAAAGACGATCATCGCCTGCAGAGTCGGTAACGGCGGTACTCAGGGCAGTATCAAGTTGCAGGACAGCGAAGCCACAGATGCAGTAAGCATCACAGCCAAATATCCCGGAGCAAAGGACTTTGTAGTAACAGTCCGTGAAAAGCTCTCAGACAGCACTCTCAAAGAGTGCATTTTTTATGCCGGTACAACAGAGTTTGAGAAGGTAGAATTTGCCGCCGGAACAGACGAAGCTAATGCCCTTGTGGATGCGCTGGCATCTTCCAAGAATTTCAAGGCAGAGGTTATCAAGTCCGGCACTGTAACATTACAGAACGTGTCTCAGTCCCAGTTTACAAAGGGAACTGATCCGCAGGTAACGAATGGGGACTACTCCAATGCGTTTAAGCAGGTAGAGGCGTATGAGTTTAACACAATCTGCGTCGATACCGAGGACACTTCGGTACATCTGCTTCTGCAGAGCTTCATCAATCGTATTTTTGATGCGGCATCCCTTACACAGGCGGTCGTTGCTGAGAAGCACACGGTAGACCTGGAAACAAGGGAAGCGCACGCCGCTTCATTCAATGACGAGAAGATGCACTACGTTCTCAATGCCCATGTGAATGAGCAGGGTACGGAGATCGACGGTTATCAGACTGCAGCACGTATTGCCGGCATGATCGGCGCAGTAGCGGCAAACTCTTCGCTCACTCATACAGTAGTCAGCGGTTTCTCCGAGATCAAGGAAAAGCTGACAAACACTGAAATGATTGCTGCAGAGAAGAAAGGTTGCCTGGTACTCAGCTATAACAAGGCCAAGCAGGTGTGGATTGATAATGCGATCAACACCCTCATTACGCCGAAGGACAACCAGGACGATGGCTGGAAAAAGATTCGCCGTGTTAAGACTCGTTTCGAGCTTATCAGACGTATCAACACCACCTCTGACAACCTGGTAGGCAAGGTAGACAACGACACCAACGGTCGAGCAACTGTAATTTCTCAGTTGCAGGGCGTAGGCGATGCAATGAAAGAAGAGAGTAAGCTAACTGCTTGCAAGGTAACTGAAAGTACCGCTTACACTGCTGACGGAGACAGCGCATGGTTTGACATCGATGTAATCGACAAGGATTCTATGGAGCATATCTACCTCAGCTTCATCTTCCGTTTCAGCACAAACGAATAGAAGGAGGTAAGAAGTAATGAGAAATGAAAGAGCAGCAGCCGATTCAAGGCATGCACGCACTGGCAAGGATGGAGCATTTTATAGTGAGGACGGCGTTTTACTTGCTACGGTTGACACATTCACGTCCAACGTAAACTGGAACAATGCAAAGTATAGCGTACTTGGAGATGCACAGGAACACGAGACAGCCAATACATTTGCTGTCAGCCTCACAATGTCTCAGATCGTAGTGGAGGACGACGAGTTTATCCAGGCACTTATGGAATCATTAGAAACACAGAATATGCCACACTGGAACTTCCAGGGCTCACTTCTCGGCCGCAATGGTTCCGAGGAACGTGTGGTTTACAAGGAGTGTATTCCTTCCGGACAGGTAGACATTCAGAATGTCACTGTCGGCGATGTTATCAAGAGAAACTGGAACTTCTTTGTCAACAGACCGCCTAAGTTACAGTCATTACTCGGCGTAGACAGATAAGAGGTACCACATAAGAAACCAGCAGGGGAGCCGGAGCGGTTCCCCTTTATTTAATCAAAAAGAATTGGAGGACATTCAAATGGCTAAAGAATTTGTAAAAGGCGTAACAGTAGGCGAGGCAACAGCTGAGGAGAATACTCAGCCTGCAGCAAGCACAGTAGAGACAAACGAAGAGGAAACAAAGCAGGTAATCAGAGCGAATGAGGAGGACTTCATCGCAGGTCTGATTGCGGCTGCAGATTTCGCTTCCGATGAAGAGGAAACACAGAGGATTGAGATTGTCAGAAACGGCAAGCTCGCTTTTGCATTCTCTATCAGACCTCTCGGCTCAGAGGAGTACGACAAGTGCCGTAAGAAATTTACAAAGTATGTTCGTAATAAGCAGCTTGGTATCAAGATGCCGGAGGACACAGACCGTATCAAGTACCAGTCAGCAATCATCCACAAGGCGACTATCGCAGAGGATAGAGATAAGTTATGGGACAACAAGAAGGTATGGCAGGCGCTTGAAAGCAAAGGATTTCAGATTATGTCCGGCCTGGATGTAATCGAGTACACACTTAAAGCTGGCGAGAAAGACCGCATTATTGATGCGATCGACACCCTCAGCGGCTACGAGAGCAACATTGAGGAAGTAGCAAAAAACTAATTGAAGCGGGGGGCAAAATGTGCTTGCTGCATCACATATTCCAAAAGACAGGAATAACCCCCGATGAATTTTACGAGAAACCGAAAGGCGTGCAGGCGTTCATGCTTGCGTCTATGCGGATAACCCTAGAATCACAGAAAGGAGGTAATGACGGTGGCGGAAACACTTAGAATCGAAATTCCTATCGAGACGGTCGATAATACCGATCCGGGAGTCTCCAACGCTACGAAGAAATTCGAGAAGATGGAACGAGCGGCCAATAGTGCGAATAGTTCAGCCAAGAAAGCGAGCGACACAGTTTCCAAGTTTGACAAGCAAGCTCAAAAAACCGAAAAGAGCCTGGCGAGCTGGGCGAAAGAAAAGTACGAAGTCCTGCTTGAAGCGAAGGAACGGATCAGTCCGGTACTCTCTACGCTGGGTAATGGGTTAAGGGGTTTTGCAGGGAAAACATGGAGCGTTACAATGCGAGCGATTGACCTCATAACCTCCCCGGTTCGAGGGATCATAAACCTGTTGAAGAATCCGATCTTCCAAGTCGGAGCGGTCCTGGGAGTCAGTATCGGTCTGAAAGACACGATAGAGACATACAAGGACTTCGAGGCCGCAATGTCACAGGTCCAGGCTATAAGCGGAGCCACCAGCACAGAGCTTGTTAAACTGACGAATAAGGCGAAGGAAATGGGAGCAACCACGAAATTCACAGCCGAAGAGTCAGCACAGGCGTTTAATTATATGGCGATGGCTGGATGGAAAACCGACGATATGCTGAATGGTATCGAAGGTATTCTCAACTTGGCGGCAGCTTCCGGAGAAGATTTGGCAACGACATCCGATATTGTTACAGATGCGCTTACGGCGTTCAATATGAAAGCCGGTGATGCCGGACACTTCTCAGATGTATTGGCAGCGGCTGCATCAAATGCGAACACGACAGTCTCCGGAATGGGCGAGACTTTCAAATATGCAGGTTCTATGGCAGGATCGCTCAGTTACTCCATAGAAGATGTTGCCCTTATGACAGGTTTAATGGCAAATACTGGAATTAAGGGAACAATGGCCGGTACGGCACTCAACTCAATATTTACGAGATTATCGACGAACACCAATGGAGCGGCTGATGCTATGAAAGACTTAGGCATCAGCTTTTTTGATTCCAACGGACAGGCCAGGGATTTATCTGATGTGATGGGTGAGTTAAGGACGGCTACGGCAGGTATGACGGCTGAGCAGAAGTCAAACCTGGCAAATACAATCGCAGGAACACAGGCACAGAAAGGTTTGCTTGCTATCTTGAACGCCTCGGAAGAGGACTACAATAAGTTGGCAGATGCCATCAACAATGCAGACGGAGCAGCAGCGAATATGTCTGAAACGATGATGGATAACCTGCAGGGTTCTATCACATTGCTGCAGAGTGCAGTAGACGGAGTGAAAATCTCATTTGGCGAGAGGTTATCTCCATACGTGAGAAGCCTGGCAGATTGGCTTACCGATCAGATGCCAGCGGTTGAATCCGGTCTTGATGAAATGATGGACTGGGTAGATACAAAGGTGGACCGCATGAAGAAGAAATTCCATGACTTAACAGAGTCAGAAGAATGGAAAAACGCAGATTTCCTCGGCAAGGTGAAACTGAGCTGGGATGAATTTATTGCTGACCCGTTCAAGGAGTGGTGGGACACCAAAGGAAAGGCAAAATTTGCTGATTTCGCCGGAGACATCGGAAAAGGCATCGGTAGCGGAATTAAGATCGGCGTTATGACAATGCTCGGTATTGACATCTCGGAAACATTCGACGAGGGAACCAGCATCGGAGCGTCGTTCGCTAAAGGATTCTCAGAGGGATTTGATTTCGATGCCGTGTCTGCGAAGTTGATGGATGGACTCGGTAATTTAGTATCAAATGCGGGCAAACTGCTTCCGGGCGGTAAGTCTGCAGATTTGTCGTCTGTATTCTCAGCGGTATTGCTCGGTAAGATTGCCAGTCCGTTTATTAGTCTTGGCAAGGGAGCAATCAGCCTGGGGAAAGCAGGAAAGACGGTATTAGGTTCGGGAACCGGAGAGATGGGACTTGGGACAGCGATGCTTGGTTCGTCCGCAATGGGTACCGGACTTCTCGGAAAGTCAGCAATGCTGGCAATCAACCTCGGAGCAGGAAACCTGGCCGGGGGAGCATCACTAAGCGCAGGAGCTTTATCTGCAGTCGGAATGGGTGCAGGAGCAGGAGCGATTGCCGGTGGTGCAACACTCGTAAGTAGTGCAATGGATTTGTATAAATCTATCAAGTCCGATAATAAGGACGAGAAAGCCGCTTACGGTGGTTCAGCTGCTTGGAAAGCAGGCGGTGTAGCAGCTGGTGCGGCGGCCGGTGCAGCACTTGGTTCTGTAATTCCTGGTCTTGGTACAGCGGTCGGTGCTTTAATCGGTGCCGGTGTCGGAGGTATCGCAGGATGGATCAAGGGCAACAAGGTCAAAGAAGAGTACCAGGATAATGTTGAAGAAATGCAGAAGGAAGCTGAGAAAGCTCAGAAGATTTTCCAGGCAACCGGTTTGTCAATCGAAGATGTACGATTTCAGAATAAGGCTCTGCAGGATGCTATGAACGATAGCGAGGTTTCTGCGGAGCAGTTTTCAGCTATGTTCCAGGAAGAGTGCGAAAATGTGGCAAAGAATGCTTTTGGAAAGATTAAGTTATCCTTGGAAGAGGTCAAGAGTATTGCGAGTGATATTACATTCGGTGATATGACGGACGGACTAAACACCTTCACAACTGCAACCAGTGACACACAGCAGGCACTTAGTGACCTGCAAACATCAGTATCGACCTTGAAAAAGGAGAACTGGAAAGTCAGCTTAGGAATGAAACTGGACGAACTGCAGAAGGACGATTACAAGAGCGCAATTGAAAACTTCATCAGTGATAGTCAGTCCTATATTGACAACAACCATTACGAGGCTACAGTCGCTTTGAAGCTGCTTACTGGAACCGACGCAGATGCCAGCGGTCTCGACAGCTACTACGGCAGCATGAAAAAACAGCTGGACGATTTGGGAAAAGAACTCAGCGGAAAAGTGGATATTGCCTTAGAGGATAGTGTTATCAGTCTTGACGAGTCTGCGGAAATTCAGAGCTTGCAGGATCAGATTTCGGCTATCACAGGAAAGATTTCGCAGGCCAGGACGGATGCGGAATTTGACACGTTGAAGATTAAATATTCCGGCGCAGAGCTGGATATGGATAGTTTCAATGCATTGCAGGAAGAACTACAGACGCAGGTAAACAATGCGTCGGATCAGTACGAGCAGGCACTTACGCTCACGCTCACAAATCTGAACCTGCAGCTGGCAGACGGAGCTATCACGCAGGAGGAGTACGATGCGGCCGTGAAAGAAGCAACCGATGGCTACTACGCCCAGCTGAATGAGATTAACGCAAAGGTATCTTCATTCAACCTGGAAACGATTGCCGAGGCGTGGGATTCTTCGCTTCAAGGCTATATGCCGGAGATTGAAGGAAGCACGAAGGAGAAGCTGGAAACAGCTTTGAACAATGCGTTACTGGCGCACCCGGACGTACAGACTTGGACTGCAGCTGATGTGGCAAGCTGGATGGGATTAGACAAGCTCAATCTCGATACGGCAGTTCAGACAGACATTGCGACTCAGATTTTGCAGACGGCACTTGCGGTACCGGACGGTACCAAAGAGAAAATCATGCAAGACTTCAAAGATTCTGTACCGACTGCGGAAGAAATCAAGGAAGCAATTGACTGGGACTCAATGACTAATGAGGACTGGGCGGAACTCATGGAGTCCATCACAGGTCCGACAGAAGGCGAGTCAATCGGCTTGAATGCAGAGGATCTGAAAAAGAAGATGTCAGACTACTACGGCGAGTATTTCGAGAGCGTCAAGACGTCCTATTCAGAAGCACTTCACAACGCCCTGGAGAACAGCGGCAGTGAAGAAACACTCAGCACATTCATGCAACAGTATATGCAGGATCAGATGGCCGATTTTGATTTTTCAACGGTCATGGAGAACTACGGTCCTATCTCGAATGAGTATTATGCTACGCTGCAGGCAGAGTGGCAGACAGCTGGAACGAACCTCGGAACGTCTCTCAACACGGGAGCGTCAACGAGTCTTGCCAACGGCTCGGCAGGATTGAGAACCAGCCTGCAGACATCTCTCAATACAGCAACGGCAAGTCCGTTCAGCATCAGTCCGACGGTAAACGTAACACCGAAGTACAACCTGCTGACGCTGCCGACAATTCCAACAACGACATCCACACCGGCAAAACACGCTGCAGGTGGTCGAGTAGGTGGCGGTCCTCAGCTGTCATGGTTGGCAGAGGAAGGTTGGGACGAGTTTGTTATCCCGACAAACCCAAGCCGGAGGACAAGAGCGCTTGAATTATATGAGCAGGCAGGCGAAGCACTCGGCGTTTCTAAACACGCAGAGGGCGGTCGTATAGAAGGCTCAAATTTGAGCGATATGGTATCAGACCATAATTTATTCACTGAGGCGACAAGAAACGCATCCTATGGCTATAACGACACCACAGAAGGTAATTATGAGGACAACTCAGCAGAAACATTTGCTCCGGTAAGTTCAGAGGTTCCGGTCTCTACACCACAGACCGGTCCAATCAGTGTGAATGTTGCAGTTAGTCCGAATTTCCAAATCGAGGCGAAGGAAGGTCAGAGCGAGGAAGATATTGTTGCCGTAATCAGAAGGCACTTAGGCGAAATTGCAGACGAACTCGGCGGAAACATCGCCGACAAGTTAAGCGAAGTATTCGCCAATATGCCGGTAACAAGCACGAAAGGAGCGTAGGCAATGGATATTAAACTAATTCCGGTGGAAAAGGGTTCAAAGTTTACGTTCCCGGCTCTACCCGAAAAGGTGCAGGGCAAATATGCAGCCAAGTACCAAAGTTTTGACATCATCTCCCTGGGTACCGTAAAGGTACCTAAGGGGACGGATGTTTCAGAGTTTTCGTGGGACGGTGTATTTTTTGGAGCATCAAAGAAGAATGAGGCAATCGTCAAGACGAATGCCTGGAAAAGTCCAAATGAGTGTGTAAAAATTCTGAATGACTATATGTTGAATGAGACAGTGCTTACATTGATCGTAACGGAAACGTGGATAAACGTGGATGTTACGATTTCTTCATTTCAGCCGAGACCGGTTGGAGCGTATGGCAATGTCGAGTATTCCATTACGTTTGTTCAGAAGAAACCGCTGAAAATCTACAGTACAAATGAACTGAAAATTGCGGCGTTTGTAAGGAAAACGAAGCCGAGAGCCAGTTCATCATCGAGCGGAGGCAATTATACAGTAGTCTCCGGAGATACGCTGTGGGGCATCGCTTCAAAGAAACTGGGAAGCGGTACCAAGTGGACGACAATTTACGATGCAAACAAGGATACGATAGAGTCCACAGCAAAGAAACACGGAAAGAGCAGTTCAGATCACGGTCACTGGATATGGCCAGGAGAAGTTCTGACAATCCCAGGATAGGAGGCACGCTATGATTGATTTGGCGAAAATCCAGTACCGGGTCGTGGTTATGGACGAAAGTAAGAACCAGTACAACATCAAGGAGTACATCGAAAACCTCGGATGGGAAGAGAACGACGGCGAGTTATCCGTCAGAACCTCATTTGTGGCGAAGAATGATAAGGCATCCAAGGGTTACCTGTCGAAGATAATCAAGCCGGGGTGCCTGGTCGGAGTATTCGCAACAGACGGTGCTTCCCAGGACGAGGAAGTGGCACGAGGGTACGTGGAAACGTGGAATCCGGTTGAAAAGAGCGGAGGACATACGCTGAAATGTACCTGCTACGACGAACTTTACAAATTGCAGAAGAGCCAGGACAACAGATACTTCCCTTCCGGAACCGGCACAAAGTCAGCGATAGAAGGGATTCTTGATGATTGGGAGATACCGCAGGGATCGTATCAAGGTCCGAATGCTTCACACGGTAAAACAGTGGAGAACAATAAGTATCTGTCAGACATTATCATCAATTTGCTGGACGATGCGGCGAAGAAAGGCGAGGAACAGTGCTTTGTGCAAGCCAGGAAGGGCAAGACATCTGTTATTCCGAGAGGAAGTAATAAGACGGTGTATGTATTCCGGACAGATAATACTCAGATGTTCAGTCAGAGCATAAGCACAGCAGATATGATTACCAGGGTTAAAGTTGTAGGGCAGGCAGACGATGATGGAAGAACCAGTGTTGAAGCCACGGTAAACGGCGAAACAAAGTATGGCATCCGTCAGAGAATTTATACGAGAGGCAAGGACGAAAGTCTTGCGGACGCTAAATCTGCAGCGCAGGAAATCTTAGACGATGAAGGAAAAATCAAGAAGGAGATCAAAGTACAGTCTCCGGATGTTCCGTTTATCCGAAAAGGCGACCTGGTGTATGTAATGAGCGAGCTGGCACAGTCGTATTACTACGTGAAAGGTATCCAGCACACGGCAGACACCTACAGCATGACGATGGATTTGGAGCTTGCAGAACCAAAGAAGGAAAAGGCAAGCTCCGAAAAAAAGAAAGATTACAATGTGGGCGACATCGTGAATTTCCATGGTGGAACTCATTATGTGAGCAGCTACCCAGGCTCAAAAGGCTATAACGCCAGGGCAGGAAAAGCAAAGATTACGATTAAGAACGGTTCCGGAAAAGCACACCCTTGGCATCTGATCCACACGGACAGCGGAAGCAATGTGTATGGGTGGGTTGACGACGGAACTTTTGATTAAAGGCAGGTGATATAGATGAACAAATTTGACGGACACCCAGGGACAGCGAAACTGGCACAGGTGTTAGATAAGCGAACCTCTCAGAAAACAGAGTCTCCGTTGACTTTGGATTTTGGAGAAATCCAGGCGAACGGAAGTTTGAAAACGAACACATTCCCGGTGCCGATACCGAAGGGAGACTACACGATTTGCAGACTGGCTGCAGGATTGACACTTTCAACCTCAGAACAGAGCTGGCTCGGCAAAGCACCGTCGGGCGTTCCTCTTCATAGCCACAGCGTAACGATACCGGCGGTAAAAGCGGGAGATCGTGTGCTGGTTGCCTGGATTCAGAGTGAAGCAGTCGTAATCGATGTGATCGAGAAATCATAAAGGAGGCGAGGCAAATGTCACAGCCACTATTTCCGGTTGTTGAGGTACCGGATTTTATCTCGGAGGACAGCCAGTACGACACTCAGTACAAAAGGAGTATGAAGTGGGACCCGGAACTGGGAGACTTCGTGAGAGATGGGGCGCACCGGATTAAGGAATGCGACGGCAAAGAAGCCTTCGCCATTTGGTGTTTTAAGATTGCACAGACAGAGCGGTACCGCTGTTTGGCGTACCCCGATTCAATCGGTACCGAAATGGAGCGTGCCATGGATAACGACGATGAAAAAACCGTTGAGTCCATGGTGGAAAGAACAATCACAGATGCAATTATGGTAAATCCCCGGGCAGAAAATGTCCGGGATTTTCAATTTACCTGGGAAGGCGATCAGATGCACGTAACCTTCAAGGTAAAGGGTAGCAACTGGGATGAAGAAATAGAGATTAGCTTGTAAAGGAGGTGGAGAGTATGCAGCCGGAATTTAACAGACCGGAGTTCCTGGAAGGAAACTCGGCAGAGGAAATTCACGAGCGAATGATGAATAACTTGCCGGACGACATCGACGATATGCCGGGTGGTTTTCCGTATGATATGACAATGCCTGCAGCATTGGAAAAAGACGAAATTATCAATTTCCATATCGTAAGGGCGCTGATGATTGCGTTCCCGGAATATGCCTGGGATGAATGGCTAGACCTCCACGGTCGCCAGGTGCATCTTACAAGGCACAAAGCGGAACCGGCTTTTGGCTATGTGAAAATCACAGCTGCAGAAGGAACCGAGATTTTATCCGGAACGGTATTCTGTACGGCGGCAACCGAAACCGGCCCGTCGATTGAGTATGCCACCACAGAGGATGCGGTTGTTGGAAGCGAAGGATCAGTGCTTATACCGGTATCAGCGGTTGAAGCAGGCACAGGTTCTAATGTAGCGGCGAATACGGTCGTGCTGATGATGGTACCCAATAAGAATGTGACCGAGATTAACAATCCGGAGCCTATTCGTGGCGGTACTGAAAGAGAGACAGACGATGATTTTTACGACAGGATTGCCGCAGAGTACGACAACAGCATGACCTACCTGGGAAACGATACGGACTATAAGAGATGGGCTAAGCAGGCAGGAGCAGGAGATGCGATAGTTATTCCAGTTTGGAACGGTCCTGGCACAGTGAAGCTGGTGCTGGTAGACGGAAACGGAAAACCGGCCAATGCGAAGCTGGTGCAGGATGTGTATAACTACATCGTTTCTCCAAATGACAGGTCAGCGAGACTGCTTCCTACCGGAACAGCAGAACTGACTTGTGCGGCAGCCACAACGGTTGCCGTAAATTATGTTATTGCAGGACTCAGCTACGATGAAACAACAGGCATCGAGCAAATTAAGGCAGACTTTACGGAAGCCGTGAGAGCGGTCTATGCGCAGGCGAAAACCGAAGGAGTTCTGAGATACAACGATGTAAGACCGCTGATTTCAGCAATCGCAGGAGTCGAGGACTTTGAAACATTCACAATGAATGGGAAAATGCAGAACATCACTCTGAAAAGTGAGGAGTACCCGGACACCGGTACCCTTAATTTTAGTTAGGGGGTGGGAATGTGGAAAAGTTTGATTTAGAGAATTTCCCGGTCAGCGAGAGTGCGAAGAACATGATTGTCTCAGTGTCCGATGGCTTTTACGACAATTCCTATGTTGGAAAGTGGCTGTACGAAGTCATGGGCCAGGAATACGACACGGCAAGAGAAATAGCTGAGGATATTCTAAACCAGCTGTTTCCGGAAACTGCCACATGGGGACTGATGTACCACGAGATTAAGTGGGGACTGCCGGTGCGAGAAAATCTTCCATACGAGGAGAGGCGACAGCTGATTTACCGAAAGAGAGACTATCGGGCACCAATGACACCGTATCGGATGGAAGGGTACTTAAAAACCGCCACCGGATTTGATGTACGAATTGCAGACATCAATGATCCGGGAGATTATGGTTTCGTGGCACCACACCCGAATGTGTTCAAAGCGTACTTCATGGGTGAAGGAACACTTGCATCGAAGCGGGCGAGAGCCATGCTGAATGAACTGAAACAGTCACACACGATGTTTACAATGAATGACCGAACCGAGATTGTATCAGACAATCGGAACTTAGAAGAGACGAATCTGAAAAAGATAATCTTCCATATCGCAGAGTCGTTTTGGTATAGCGATCTGCTAGATGGAAGAAAACTGCTGAATGGTTCAACTACGTTGTTTCCATATTCGAGATACGATCTCGTTCTTGGATTCAAATATTTGTTGGGTGAGACTGGAAACGAAAACAATATAGAGTTTGAAAACCTACGGTTTATTTCAAAGCACTGGAAAGAAAGCTCGGCGCAATTCGGCAAAATAGAAACAAAGTCAGATGTATCTTTTTGGAAGCTGCCATTGCTTGATGGCTCCAGGATGCTTGATGGTACAGAGAAATTAGATGTTATGAGGAACTACTCGCTGACTATGTTCACGAAAGTGACAGGCGAACTATTTTCGACTGAATTGTTCGAGGCATCAATCGGTACGGAAATCACATTTGAAACAGAAGAAACCGGAATTGCGAAAATCATTACCGCAGCAGAATTAAATTACTGGAATCTGATTTTTTTGGACGGCAGAGCTTTGCTAGATGGAAACGATGCATTGGATTCTTCAACAAGAAAAGCCGGAAAACCAATCATAAGAATGCGTGCGCCTATAGAAGAGAAATACAATGAACTGCAGGCAGAAGTAATAACCAAGACGTGGAATTACAGGTTTTTGGACGGCAGCGTATCGCTGAACGGATCAAGAAACCTTGATTCAATTTATAGAAAGGAGCAAATACAATGAGCGTAGAAAAAAGCAAGAATGTTGTAATCACCAAGAAAGGAAGAGAAAAACTGGTCAAGGCAAGAGCAGGGGCATTGACATTGCCGAAGATTACAGGAATGGCGTTCGGCAGTGGTGGCGTTAATGAATCCGGCACTGTTATTGCGCCTACCGAATCGCAGGCGAAACTTACAAAGGAACTGTATCGCAAGGAAATAGATACATACTCATTTCCGAACGACACAACCTGCAGATATGAGTGTACCCTTACAGAAAGCGAACTTGCAGGCGCAGAAATCAGCGAGATTGGACTGTACGATGCCGATGGTGATATTGTGTGCATTAAAACATTTACAAGGAAAGGTAAAGATGATGATGTCCAGCAGACATACGTGCTTGACGACATCTTCTAGGAAGGAGGAACAACGTGAAAAGTTATAAGGTAAATGAAGCGGATGCAATATTTTCGGAATCTGTCAATATCACAGAAACGACAGATACCAACCATGCCGATAATATCAATGCGGCTCCTAAAACGGTTTTTGAAAATACAGTAGCTCTTAATCGAGAGGTTAAGGCAATAAAAAAGAATATGGAGGAAGAAAGCGGAGAATCTATAGGCTATAACAATGAAAGCAGCGGATTAAACGCTGAAAATCTCCAGGAGGCAGTGGACGAGCTGGCAGGGAAGGCAAATGCCTTGGAGAATGGCTACGATAATGCGGGTTATCATAACAGTGTTTTTCGAGGCAAATACCTTGGAACTTCAGTCACTGCAGAGCAGCACGCACAGATTGCTGCAGGAACATTCAAGGGTTTGTACATCGGAGATTACTGGACTATAAACGGAGTGAATTGGAGAATTGCTCATTTTGATTATTGGTTAAGAACAGGAGACACGGAATGCACAAAGCATCATATTGTTGTCGTTCCGGACACAAATCTTTATACAGCGAGAATGAATGCGACCAACGTCACTACAGGAGGTTACTTTGGATCAGAAATGAAAACCACAAACCTTGCTCAGGCAGAAACGATTGTCAAGGCGGCATTTGGGGCAGATAAGATTTTGACAGTCAGAAGATTATTTGTAAATGCAGTAGCAAACGGTAAGCCGAGCAATGGATCATGGTATGACAGTACGGTGGATCTCATGACAGAGGGAATGGCATACGGAGCGAACTGGTTCACACCTGCCTGCGACGGAAGCACGGTTCCATATCTGTACACTACGGATTTCAAACAGCTTGCATTGTTTGCGCTGGCACCGTCCTTTATCTGTAACAGAAACTGGTACTGGTTGCAGAACGTGGTCTCGGCCGCCTGCTTCGCCGATGTCGGCAGCGGTGGCCATGCGAACTGCGGCAGCGCTTCCCTTGTCGGCGGCGTCCGCCCGGCTTCCGCTATCATATAATCAGACATCAAGGCGGCCTTGTTGCCGCCTTATAGCTTTATAGAGGAATGGAAAATGTCAGATGTAAAAAACAGTAAAAGAAAGAAGTCAAGGTTAGAAGCACAGCACATGGCATACGCCATTCGCAAAAGGATAACGGCTGAACTAATGGCATCTTTTGCTTTGAGCCAAAAGAGAATAGAGGCTTACGTGGAATCTGCGACCAAAGGAATTGCGGATATTTCCGAAAGAGAAGTAACTGCGAAATTGCTGAGAGAGCTGACAATGGATAGAAATGTGTGGTTTATCACGAAGGAAAGAGATACCGTGCTGGATTTATGCCAGGGTATTTCGAGGCAACTCCGCATGGGAAATACAGTCTTTCCGGAATATTATTCGGAATTTATCGAAAGGAGACTTCAACTGGATAGAGCGATGGAATATTGCAATGCACTGCAGGATGAACTACAGTTTATTGCTGAAACGATACCTTGCGATAAGAACAAGTATATGAATATCGTGTTGGAACTTAACAAGCTATACAATTATATAAAATCGCTCAGAGCGTCTGACAATAAATTCCTTCCCAAAATTAAAAAGAATGAGGGTAACTTCTGTTCAGACTGCTCTTCGGTGGTCTCGGCCGCCTACTTCGCCAATGTCAACAGCAATGGCAATGCGAACTACAACAACGCTTCCAATGTCAACGGCGTCCGCCCGGATTTCACAAACCCACACGACAGGACATAGATTTCCTAGTGGGTCAATGCGAAAGGAGAGGTTATCCGTGAGCCAGTGATGGCTCTTAATACTGGCCTTGATGCTCCTGGTTACGACTTGGAGCTATATACGAGGTTTTATCAATGAATCTGTTTGAAGATGCCAATTATTTATACGATGCCGGCACAAAGGCAATGAATGGCAGTAAGTGGAAATACTCAACGCAACTATTTGAAATAAATCATTTGCTAGAAACAGCTGTTTTACAGAAAAAATTGACAGAAAAGGACTACCACCCAGGGCGGGGACAAAAGTTCAAAATTTGCGAAAGAGGAAAACCGAGGTATATCACAAGCAGTGATATGGTAGACAAAACTGTTTATCATACGCTGTCAGACGATGTTCTCGGACCGGCACTAAAGCCATATATCATACAAGAAAATACCGCCAGTCAGAAGGGAAAAGGTGTGGCGATGTTCCGTAGACAGTTGGAAAATGATCTCCGCAGGTATTACAGGGTTCACGGAACAAACAAAGGGTATATCCTGCTTACTGACTTCTCCGGTTATTATCCGAATATGAACCACGACATATGCAAAAAGCAATTATCCGAATTTTTGGATAAAAGCAAACTAGATGCGGAGACGATTACAACAGCCAAGTTTATAATAGACGGACTGTTTAAGACGTTCGAGACAGATGTATCGCGGTTTTCGGATGATGAAATTGAAAAAATGTACTATACAAAGATCGACCCGATGATGAATTGCGGGGTCGATCCCAAATTACTGACCGGTGAAAAAATGCTGAGAAAGGGGGTGGATATAGGCACACAGCCGTCGCAGGATATAGGCATCATACATCCGTATAAGATAGATAACTGCGCAAAGATTGTCTTTAGCATAGAAGGCTATGGAAGATATACGGATGATATAAGAGCTATTTCCGAAAGTAAGGAACGGCTCGAAAATTTGCTGGAAGCTATCAAAAAGTTAGCTGATGAAATAGGCTTGATACTAAACATGAGAAAGACAAGGATTGCCAGGATAGACAAGCCGTTCAGAATACTGCAGATTCAGTATTGGCTAACTGATACCGGAAGAGTGGTTAAGAAAATTAACCCAAAATCTGTTACAAGAGAACGGAAAAAGCTAAAGGCATATAAGAGGCAATTAGACTTGGGAAAAATTGATTTTGCAACAGTTGAAAACAGCTTCAAGTCGTGGATTGCCAGTAACTATAAAATCATGTCAAGACTGCAGATTGACAATATGTTTAAGCTATATTACAGCCTATTCGGAAGGAGGATAACATGGAAAAAGAAACATTCAAGATTACGCTGGCTGATGGAACAAGCATTGAAGGACTTACCCAAAACGGAAACAACTTCATAAGTGAGACAGAAATCGACGAGACAATCTTCGAGGACAACTGCTCCCCGATGACAGTCGAAAGTTCCGGAGGAAATGTAACCACATACGAGAATGGTGCATTTATCCAGCAGACGCATTACGAAGGCGTAGATGGATATTATCTCGCCTTTAGAGAAAAAACTGCAGAGGAAATCAAAATGGAAACGATGCAGTCTCAGATCGATTATCTCAGTATGATGACTGGAATTGAAATTTAGGAGGTAGCAAGCATGGCAAAAACAAAGCATAGTCCAAAGTATTCGGTTGTAAAGAAATATTACAACACATATAAGCCGGATGGGACAAGATTGTGGACCGACGAAATGGTCCATAACGCTGTTGACAAGGGATGGATAACAGCAGCGGAGTTTGAAGAAATCACTGGTGAGAAGTTTGAGACAACATGATACCCTACGCAGAATTTTACAACTATGACCGCCTGGAAAGTGCGGCCGTAGAGTTAGGCTTGCTCAATACCGAGGCAGACGAAGAGGATCTGCTGAACCTGCATAATCATTTGGTATGGCATCTGTACCGGTTCGATAAGGACCTACGTGCGGATGCCATTCTTTATGCAGTAATAGAGGCCATTTTGGGTGAAAAGGCGGCAGATATTACGGATGTACCGTGGGAACTGCGGTGCGTTTGGGAAGGAGGTAAAAGAGCCAATGTCTTTGAATGAAATTCTTGCAAGCGGTGGAACCCTACTGCTGTTCTTGACGCTGGTGCAGATCACACCCATCAAGGTAAATCCGTGGTCTGCAGTTGGGAAGATTATCGGAAACGGCATGAGAGCCATCGGAAAGTCGATGAACAAGGATGTTATGGATAAGCTGGAATCAGTGCAGAAAGAGTTAAAAGAACTGGGAGAAAAGCACAACAAGCTCGAAAGGCGCATGGATAAAGATGATGCGGACGGATGCCGTACAAGAATCCTGCGATTTGCCGACGAGTTGAGAAGGGATGTCAAACATTCCGAAGAGTTTTTCAATCAGATTTTAGATGATATTTCGGACTATGAGCGTTATTGCACAGAGCATCCGGAATACAAGAACAGCAAAGCAGTAAATGCCATTGCCGAGATAGACAAAGTTTATCAGAAGTGCATGGAAAAAAATTCATTTTTATAACAGGAGGTAAAGGAACATGAAGAAAATTGATTGGGTTAGAAAACTCACAAGCAGAAAGTTGTGGACTGCGGTAGCGTCATTCGTATCTATGATGATCCTGGCTACTGGCGGTACGGACAACACAGCAACACAGGTTACAGCGCTCATTATGGCAGGAGCGTCCGTGGTGGCATACATCATCGGCGAAGGTTTAACTGATTCAGCCAACATCGGCTCAAACAGCGAGGACGAGGAGTAATCTGAGAACATATTGTAAGCACAGGGCGGTCGAAAGACTGCCCTATTTTGTTAGGAGGAAGAACCATGAGTTTAGTAGTTGGAAGCGCAAGAATTGACGAGAACGGTCACATTTCCGGAGGAAAGCCGGGAGATCAGACTGGAAACGAGGTATCAACCCAGGCGTATTACGTCCATTCAAAAGGCTGGTACTGTCTGAGGCCGAAGAGCATCACAGTAGCAAATGCCATTGCGGAAGCTATGCTGCAGGGATGCAGAAACAACAATATCGGATATTGCCAGGGGCACAGAAGCAATGTAATCGAACAGCTGAGAAAAGCCGGAAAGCTCGCAAAGATTTCTGCAAAAACAGAGGCAGACTGCAGTTCACTCGTGAGAGCGTGCTGCATCCAGGCTGGCTTTGATCCGGGAAATTTCAACACAGCGTCCGAGGTTTCGGCATTAAAAGCAACAGGACAGTTTATGGAACCGATTGCGGTAACTTCCAAAACTGAACTGTTCAACGGCGATGTGCTTGTCACAAAGACCAAAGGACACACGGTGGTTGTTGTTTCCGGAAATCCGAGACGTGGAAACGCCTATTACCCTAAGTATGAAGGGGCATCGGGTTCTATCATTACGGCGCTTGCCGCAGTGGGCGAGAAAGACACATCGAAGGCGCACCGGGCCAAGATCGCAGCCGCAAATGGAATTACAAATTACGCATATACCGCAGCGCAGAACACCAAGATGGTTAATCTTCTCAAAAAAGGAAAGTTAATCAAAGCGTAAGTTCTGAAAAGGTATCACATCGGGGTGGCTGAAAAGCTGCCCCTTATTTTGATTTAAGGAGGAGTTTTCTATGGAAAAACTATTTGGTATTGATATTTCACACTGGCAGGGAGATATGAGCATCGAGCAGGCCAGGAACGAAAGAGGAGTGAGATTTGCTATCATTAAAGCTGCAGGAGCAGATGATGGCAAGTACAAGGATGGCAAGTTTGAAAATTACTATGCACAGTGTAAGGCTATCGGACTTCCGGTAGGTGCATACTATTACGGCAATGCAAAGTCTGTTGCGGAGGCGGAACAGGAAGCAGATCATTTTCTGTCCGTCATTGCCGGAAAGCAGTTTGAATATCCTATCTACTACGACGTAGAAGGTAAGATGCTGAACAATAGCAGAGATGTTCTTACGGATATTGTGATTGCGTTCTGCGACAAGTGTGAGAAGGCTGGATATTTTGTCGGAGTATATACATCTGATTCGCATTTCCAGGCACACGTAGACGATGATCGCCTGCAGAGATTCACTCATTGGGTAGCGAGATATTCTTCAAATGAGCCGGCAACAGGTCACGATATTTGGCAGTACGGAGGAGAGTATAACTACATTGCCGACAAGACAATCTGCGGAAGAACCGTGGATCAGGATTTTTGCTATCGTGATTTTGAAACAGAAATCAAGAAAGCAGGCCTTAATGGATTTTCTGCCAACGCAGGAGATGAAGCGAAGGAGCCGGAGGTTTCGGAACCGGAAGGAAGCACACTCGATCTGCTCTACAGAACAATGAAAGACGAGTTCGGCGGGGGCGACGCAAGAAAGGCAGCTCTCGGTAGCAGATACAATGAAGTGCAGGATGTAATCAATCACATCGACAAAGCATCCGTGCAGGAACTTGTAGATGAGGTGTGGGCCGGTAAGTATGGTGACGATGAAGTGAGAAGGACTGTTCTTGGCAGTAGATGGCAGGAGGTCCAGGACGTAATCAACGCCGGAAACAAAAAGTATTACACCATTAAGAGTGGAGATACGCTTTCCGGTATTGCGGCGAAGTATGAAACTACGGTCAATGCGATTGCTCAACTCAATGGCATTGAGAATCCGAACCTTATTATCGCAGGAGACACCATCAGAGTAAAATAACAGGAGGAAACGGTGGCATTATGAAAAACTATATCGGCGTGAAAATTGTAAAAGCTGAGCCGAAGGAGAAGAACGGAGTACCTGGGTACGCCGTGAAATATCCGGATGGTTATGTATCATGGAGTCCGAAGGAAACCTTTGAGAAGGCATACCGGGAACTGGACTGCCAGGATTTCATCAACTCAGCAGAGTAAGTAAGAGAGCCTATGATCCGCAGGGGTTGTAGGCTCTTTTTTTATTGCAGAAAAGCGGAACAAGACCGCAGGTAAAATCAATATACAAAATAACCAAAATAAGACCGGGTATTTTGACGAAAAGTTCCCGAGACACGATAGGCGATTTTAGTACCTATCCTATGCCTAAAGACTAAAAGCCAGTATTGAACCGCGTACGAAGTCATAGTTCTATATGTTTTCAGAGGTGTAATTATCCACATTATCCACACGCATTTGTGGATAAAATACGCTTTTGAGAGTACGCAAATGAGCATATATTATTCTATCTCTAATATCTATTATCTAATCTCTAATATCTAGTAAAGAATCCTTGTAGAAACCATAGAAGAAATCATGTAAGAAATCTTACAACGCACCAAGCAACCATGTGGGTTTGCAGCCATCGCAAATGAAAATGCAGAGCAATACACTAGTTGGTGTTGATGATCCGGAAATTGCAGAAGTTGTCGCAAGTGCGAAAATTATTTGGTAAAAACTCGGAAAATAGAAGTAAACATATTGACAAATACGCAGTTGCGAGCTATAATATAACCATAATCAAACAAAACAATTTGATTAAATCCTAAGGAAGGAGGAATTACCAGTTGGGTAAGAAAGGTAGGAAGAAAGACTTTTCTACAAAGGAAAAGGAACTACTTGAAATCGAAAACCTTAAATTACAGAAGAGAGAAAAGCAGGCCAGCATAATCTCCACCATAGTAATCATGATTGTGTCAGTGATTACGGCAATTCTGAAATGGTTAGGTTTGATTGATTAAGTAGTTCCCTTAACGGTCGGGAGGCAGCAACACCGCCTCTCAACTGTTAAGTCTATCATAAAGGAGGCTGATTTGGCAATGAAGAAATTAAGACAGTTCCTGCAGTCGGTATTGTTCATCAACTTTATGGTCGGCATATACGACGGTATGAGAGCGAAGAATTTGGTAGCAATTTTGATAAATGGAGTAGTGGTACTGGCATTGATCGCCGGAGAAAAGGAAGAGAGGTAAACGATATGAAGTGGGACGTAAAACATGATAGAGCAAAGAAGGTATTAAATCATTTCCTGGATAATGCAGGATATTGGACCGAGACAGAGAGCTTGACAGAAGGACTTACCGAGGACGAAATCCAGGAAGTAAGCACAGAGGTAGCGACGATGATTCAGAGCATTACAAAGAGATATAAGCTGGACGTTATGCTTCCTGCAGAGCCGGTAGTCAAGGAAGAACCGGTGTCCGAAGAGAAAGCCGAGGAACTGGTGGCTGAGGAACCTGCAGAAGAGGTCAAGGAAGAAAAGCCGAAGAGACGTGGCAGAAAGCCGAAGAAAGAGGAGGTTGCGTAGGATGGCATATGAGAGAAAGACAATCGACACCTGGGAGCTGCAGTTAAATTATGGGTACGGCTGGGAGTACACATTGACCGAATACACAAGGAAAGAGGCAAGGGAGAGATTGAAAGAATACAGAGAGAACCAGCCGCAGTACCCGGCACGACTGGTTAAGAAGAGAGTTAGAAAGGAGGCGATTGCGTGAGCGCAGTAACAAAGCTGACAGCAGAGCAGATTGAGAACCTGGCAAAGGAGATTCGAGAGTTTCTGCTGGAGCATGGGTTATGGCAGGACGTTGATATTTACTTCAACGGAAAGAAGTACACGAGTTACGATCCGGAGAACGGAGAATATTATTACAACGACAGAGAGCATCTGATCGAGGTGGCAGACCAGCCGGAGAGACATTTTGAATATGTTAATCCGGAACACATTCTCAGCATGAGTTTTGAAGGACCGGTATGCGAGATGCTGTACTACGGTATCCTTCCTTCGGTCAGAAGAGAATTTGACAAGATATTTGAGAGATACGGTTTGTATTATGAGTTCGGGCATCATTGGAATTTTAGTTGCTATTACATTTAAGAATTTAGGAGGACAAAGAAATGAAGGAAGCAATGGTTGAAAGATTAGTAGAAGCAGTAAAGGGCATCGCAGGTGAAGGCTACGAGGTAAAGTCAACAGTAGTCAAGAAGAACAACGGAGTGGAGCTGGATGCAGTTAATATCAGAAAGGCAGGCGAGAACGTCGTACCGACAATCTACATTCAGAGAGAATTGGAACTACTCGAAGCGGACAAGATTACAGTCCATGAAGCAGCAAAGCACGTATTGGGAGTATACGAAGAGAACAAAAGCAGAAAGCCGGTAACAGACGTAGACATCAAAGATATTTCGGGAAGAGACTTCATCCTGCAGCATGTAGAGTATCAGTTGGTGAATGCTGAAAGAAATGCCGAGAGACTGGAAACAGTACCAGCAAGACGAATTGCAGACCTGGCGGCACTTTACAGAGTAGTTGTATCCGAGGACGAGACTGGTACAGCAAGTTATATTCTGAGTACGGAGCAGAGATTGAATGCACAGATTAGCGTAGAAGAACTAGATGAGGCGGCAATGATAAACACCAGCAAGGTCGGGTTCACAGTGCAGAGCATGTACGAGGTAATGGCGGAAATGATGCACATTGACGAAAGCACAGTAGAAGAAATGTGCGAAGGAGGGCCAGGGATGTTCGTTCTTTCAAACAAGAGAAAGATAAACGGAGCAAGCATTATCCTCTACAACGAGCAGTTAGCGCAGCTGTCTGAAAAACTGAATGATGATCTGTTGATTATGCCGTCAAGCATACATGAGGTGCTTGCAGTACCAGCATCATCTATGAATGCCATAGACTTGAAACAGATGGTTAGAGAAGTGAACGATACAGAAGTTTCAGAACAGGAAATATTAGGATATTCGGTTTACAGATATAACAGAAAAACAGGTGCAGTCGAGGTAGCCGCATAAGCGGCTTCTCGTTTTAGGAGGTCGTTATGGTAGAAATTTTGAAAGAATCAGTAATCAGAGTACAGTCAAGCATGAATGAATGGATGGACTGCGTGTTTGTGGTAAGCAAAGAGGACGAGGAAAAGGCACACGAGGTACTGAGCAAAGCCTGGGACAGTTTTTGGGAAGATGGAGACGGCTGGTGCTATGGCAATTACCTAGAAGCCAAAATGGTTGAAGCAGGAATTGCGTTTGATGCGTACTATGCTGACACAAACGAATAGGAGGCGATGATTGATGGTTTACACATGGGCAGGTATGAGAAAATTGACATGGCAGGAAGTCAAGGAACTGCACAAGAAGGGCAAGCTGGCCGGATATTACAAATTGTACGAGGATGGAACGGAGGCGGTGATCGACAGTAATTACGATTTTATCGACGACGTACTAGAACACCAGGAAAGAGGCGGTGAGTTCGGAGAAGAGATTGACACGGTAGACTTGGAACTGGCAGATGGAAAGAAAATAACAGCACCGGCGGTCGTGGACGTATCGGCACTCGGATGTATGGACGAGCTGGAATATGAGCTGTGGCACGTGATCGAGGACTACATGGTTCAGTTCGGTATCAGAACGCAGGACGACGAACCGGACTGGGCGACAGTCAAGGCGGTGCAGGAAAGCATTTTAACAGCGTTTACAGACGCAGGCGTGAATTTTAAGTTTCTCAGTGATGAAAAACTCAGAGAAATAGAAAAAGCGATAAAAAAGAAGGAGAGCGAGTCATGGGCAGCAAAGAGAAAGAAAAACAGGTAACGGTAAGCGTAACATTGGAAATCGTACTTACCCAGGAAGATATTGACGACATAATGTGCGGAGCATTGGAGGGTGGCATCACTTACTGGTGCGATGAGGCAAAGGTCGTAGGCGATTATCTCGGGGAATATGGAAGCGAGCAGATCGCAAGAGGCGGAAAATTGAGATTACACCTGCCGGAACCGTTCGACAAGGACGAGACAGAGTATTACGAGCTGGACTTGGAGAAGTTCAAGAAAGGAGTAGAGCTGTGGGCGATTACACCGGTTGGCTGCAACTGCTTAGAGCAGATGGATGGCAAGATCAGATTCGATACCTGCAATGCAGACGCAATCGTGTGTGATGCGATCATCCAGTATGCACTATTCGGAACAGTGGTTTTTGGTTAGGAGGCGAGACTATGGCAGCATTAGTGGTATTTGCGTTCTTGGTAATCGTTGGAGTTGGAAACAGAAAGTAGGTGTAAGCGGTGAGCAAAGGAATAGTGACAGACTATCCGGGAATCTGTTTCATCTGCGGCAGACCATCGGAAGCCGAGCATCATTTGGTGTTCGGTACCGCTGGCAGAGAACTGAGCGAAAAGGATGGATTGAAAGTGCCGGTATGCAACGATTGTCACAACATGGGAGACATCCTATGCAGAATACATGGAAATCCGATGGCAGAGAGGATGTCAAAGATAATCGGACAGCTGGCCTGGGAAAAAGAATACGCCTTGCAGAAGGCAGATGAATTTGCAAGGATTATTGATGAAGGCAGGGAGGAAGGCGAAGTAAAACAGATTATCCATAAGGGAGGCAGAGAAACCTTCCGGAAGAGATATGGATGTTCGTATCTGTAGGAAGGAGAAACCAATGGAGTACATGAGAACGCAGGCAAGTATAGAGAAGTTTGTCATTATCACAATTAGAGATGGGAGAAAGAAATATGTTGGCCGGAGGTACAGTTTCAAGATGGACTACGGATACACAGTAAAGATAAACGAGGCAATGATGTTTGACACGGAGAAACTTGCTGAAAGGAAGATGGAGGAACTGAGAATCAAAGGACAGATAGGGAAAGTAGTTAAGAGCTATGAATTGAAAGAAATTTTTTGATAGGAGGCGACGGATGATATACACAGTATTTCCAAAGGAAGAAGGAGAAATGCCACAGGATTTTCCGACATACTCGGATACACAAGAGCATGGAGATGAAGAATTTGGCAGAGGCAACTATACGATTGAATCAACCACAGGAGAGTGCGTATAGGCGAAAGGAGTAATTATGACATTCAGAGAAAATGCGGCGGTATTGGAAACATACCTGCATAATATCCGGAACATCGAAGAGGTGCCACCTGGTCCTATGGAACTGGAAGCACTGGATGCGGCAATAGAGGTTATGAAAGCTGCAGTCGAGAATGTAGAGTACGGAGCATTTGCCTGGGACAAGCAGAGAGGTATGTTTGTTCAGATAGGCAGGCCAGTACCAGTAAAGCAGTTGTGTTTGAAACGATACCAGGAGAAAGTAAGAAACGGAGAGATACCGAGCTGGATCGATCCGGAGAAGTTCAAGATTTTGGAGAGAACGGTCGTAGAGATTGCAAGCGACTGGAAGGAGGCAAGGGATGAATAAAACGGTAAATTTATTTGTATTAGCTGGATGCTGGGAATGCCCGGACGATATTGGAGTAACTGTGGTTGCGATTTCCAGTGACGAGAAACAGCTGATTGATAGACTGGATCAGATAGCAGACACCCAGGCAAAGGAGTATGTGAGCATTGAAGGTAGCATTCTGATGGAAGAGCATACAGACACTAGGTACGAAATCAGCGGAGGTATCAGCGGCAACGCAAGGTTCTACATCACGGAAGAGCCTGCAGTAATCAACGAGGCACTTATGGGCGAGATCAGCAGAGCAATGAGTGAAAGCGACAGAACTGAGGATGTAAAGAATTATCTGCAAGGACTGTATGAAAGCGAAAACCTGGACGAAGAAAAGTACGAGGAACTGGTAGACAGCGAAGAGTTCCTGCAGAAGGCAGTCGAATTATTCGATAAGATGGAGGATTGCAACACGCCGTTCAATACAACGATGGAGTTGGCGGTAGGCGAAGCAAGGAAGGAGGTGGCAATATGAAGAATACATTAGGAGACTTGAATAACCACCTGTTCGCTCAGCTGGAAAAGCTGGGAGACGATGATCTGACAGGAGAAGAGCTGGAAAGCGAGTTGAAGAGAACTGATGCTATATGCGACATTAGCGAGCAGATCATCAAAAACGGAGAACTGCAGTACAAGGCAATGAAGCACATGGACGAGTACGGGTACGAAAGGCAGAAGGCGGTTCCGGAAATGCTCGAAGTTCATGCGGGGGGGGGGCGAACCATAAATGAGAGGCTGGCCCGAAGAAGTGATTGCCTGGCTGCGTGAGAATGTTCCAGGCAGAACCACGAAACAGGTTACAGAGCTGATAAATCAACAGGGGTTCGATAAGAAGTACGGAATGGTATTTTCCGATGCGGCGATAAAGGGTGCGAAGAACCGGTATGGCATAAAGAGCGGCACTACCGGCGGGGTTCCAAAAGGGTACTCACTAAAATATCCGAAGGGAATGGAAAGTTACATTCGGAGCATTGCGGTAGGGAGAAAGACAAAAGAAATTGCAGAACTGGTGTCAGTGCATTTCGGAATAGAGTTCAGTGAGAAACAGTGCAGGGCATACAAGAAGAACCACGACATTATCAGCGGTGTTGACTGCCGGTTTGAAAAAGAACACGTTCCGGCAAATAAAGGAAAGCCAATGAGCCAGGAACAATATGAGAAGTGCAGGGCAACGATGTTTAAGAAAGGTCATGTCCCGGCAAACCACATGGAAGTAGGAGAGTACACACATACGACAGACGGCTATCTTATCCGAAAGGTTAAAGAAATCGGTCAACAATGGGAGCGGTTCGAGTTTGTCCACAGGGCAGTATGGGAAGAACACAACGGACCGGTTCCCGAAGGTAAGATGGTATCATTCCTGGACGGAAATAAGGACAACTGCAACATAGAGAACCTGGTGCTGATAGACAATGAAGAAAACCTGGAAATGAACAGAAGTCAGTTAAGGTTTACTGATCCGGAAAGAACAAAGACCGGTACGTTGGTAGCGAAGGCAAGAGTAACAGTCAGACAGAAGAAAAGGAGAAAATAGATGGAGATTAAAGCGGCGAATGCAGAGGAGACGATCCGCTGCATCCTGGGCGAAGAGAAAATGACCCAGCAGGATTTAGCGGACAGAATGGGGATTACGAGACAGAACATCAGCCAGTCTCTCAACCGAAACGCTAAGAGTATGAGATACGATAGTTTCTCAAAGATGGTAGCAGCTCTCGGTTACGAGATTGTTGTAAAAAAACTTTGACAAAATACGCAAATTAGAAGTAAACATATTGACAAATACGTAGTTGCGAAGTATAATATATACATAATCAAACAATACTTAAAGCGATGGAGGTAGTCGGTATGAAGGTTTTTAGAATGGTAGATGTTGAGAAGATAGAAAAGATGCTTGCGGATGGAAAGACAGTGGTTGTAGAGTGGCACACGCCTTACGAAGCAGGCAACAAGGTAGAGACAGTTAAGTATGTAAGATGGGATGGCTTGGTATTTACAACTGGTGACTGCGTTTACACAGGGATAGACAAACTGATCGACATTAGAGAGGCGGCATAGAAATTTTTTTACCTAAATAACTCGCAAATGAGTGTTTCACGTGAAACACAGTTCGCAAATTTGAAAGGAGCGTATTTGTATGAAGGAAGTATTGAAGAAGTTAAGAGCTTTAGAGGCTGAAATGGAAGAAGCCGAGAACCAGTCAGAGCATTGGATGGAAGAAGAACACTTGGATATGGAAAAGTCAGACAACTACGAGGCTGAGGCAGACAGATTGTACCAGGAAGTGTATAAGATGCACAACCAGGTGGCAGATTTCATCGTAAACCTCACTTCCGGTCAGATTGACAAAGTGACGGCAATGTTGATGATGCGTCAGAGAAGATCAGACGTAGAGAGAATTTTAGGAGCAGCATAGGAGGTGAGCAGGTGTACGACTACGACGGCAATATGGGTTATTTTCAGAGACAGCTGGAAAAAGCCGGGATCAGCCAGGAAGAGGTTGATATGAATAACTACGCAGGGCTGACAGCAAGAGAGCTGCAGAGCATTGTTGACGGTGCGATTAAGACAAAGCAGATTAGAGAATCAAAGAAGGAGGCGTAAAGCTATGGCATTATTAGAGGTTAAGACAGAATGGGCAGTGTATAAGGATTGCTTCCTGCAGGTAGCAAGATACCAGGCAGATAACAGCAGGGCAATCGAGATTTGGAACAACGAGGACGGACCTATTGCAAGAATCACGGTATGCATCGCAGGAAGCGGACTTGCAGAGGACGAGACAGTGATCGACACGAATAATTGCCCTTGGGCGATGGAGTTTATCAAGCAACACGGTTTCGGGCAGGCTACCGGCAGAATGGTAAGAAGCGGTTACTGCACATATCCGGTAGTAAAGCTGGACATTGAGAAAATCGGTGAGTATTTGGAGGTGGCGTAATGGAAAGAGTGTATTTCAGCATCAATGAGGCCGGAGCAAAGACGGCAAACGATATGATGTCATTCAGCGAGTATAAGACCGGGAGCAAGACTGCTGGCTACAAGGCACAGGTCGATAAGGCATACGAGCTGGCAGAGAAGGTAATCGAGGCAAGACCAACCGAAGAGGAAAGAGTGTCGAAGCTCTGCGAGAGATATTCGAGACGACTGGCTCAGAACATCAACAAGGATATTCAGATCGGCATGATGTGTCCGTCGGTAATGATTTCCGGAGCAGGAAACTTCCCGGTCAAAAAGAAGGAAAAGCAGGTAGCGGCATGGGATAAGAACCATGAGGACTATAAAGAGGTTGAGGCAATCCTTGGAAAGATTGAGGCAATTTTTTATGGCAAGGACGTTATCAAGTCTGATGATGAGAACGCAATCGAGAAGCTGCAGGATAAGGTTGACGGATTGAGAGAGGACCAGGAGAGAATGAAGCAGGCCAACAAAGCAATCCGTATGAAGGACAAAGAAAAAGGCGATGCAACGCTGCATGACATGGGATATACAGACGAACAGATCGCCCAGCTGAGAGAACCGGACTTCTGCGGAAGAATCGGTTTTCCGGACTATATGCTGGCGAACAATAACGCCAATATCCGAAGATTGGAAGGAAGAATCAAGAGCCTGCAGAAAACGAAGTCCCAGGGAACACAGGAGAGCGAGAATAAGTTTTTCAAGGTCAAGGAGAATGTGGAGGCTATGAGAATCCAGCTGTTCTTTGAAGGAAAGCCGGAACCGGAGGTAAGAGATATTCTGAAAAGCAATGGGTTCAGATGGGCACCGTCGGTAGGTGCATGGCAGAGACAGCTCAACAATAATGGAAAATATGCGGTAGAGAGAGTTATCAGAGAGCTGGAAGAAATGGAGGCGGCAGAGTGAACATGAAGTTAGAACCGAGAAAGACTACAGACCGAGGCGGCTGGTTGTGTATGCCACTGGTAATGAACAGACCGGAGGGAAAGCCTGGTTGGAAAAAGGTACATTGCCCGGAATGCGGGACGCTCTGCTGGCAGAGACCGGAGGATGCAGGGGTTGTTAAGGCATCACACCTTGACGGTGCGGTATGTACCAAGTGTGCATTAAGAAAGGCAGGTGATGTAGTGTGACATTACGAGAGGCAAGCAAAGGAGTAGTTAAATCCGGAGGAGGAACCTACAACATTGGTTTTAACGGCAGAGACGAGACACAGTTTGACGCTCAGAACTTCAAGGAATTGAAGGAGTGCTGGTCGGAGTTCTGTAAGGATGAAAAAATCAGTCCCGGATGCGTTGATTACGTGGAAAGGGTGAGTTAGTGGAAGTTCTGACAAGAGCCATAGCAAATGAATACAGAGACAGGGCGTTACTCCTGCCGTCAAACGGACTGCAGGACATTGGAGAAAGAAGAAAGTTGCGGGAGGAACTGCAGGCCAGGTGTAATCTGACAGAGCTGCAGGCGGTGAACATCATCAATGGTTTTCACATTCCGGACTATGTGAAGATAGCGGCAATTAAAGCGGAAAAGGAGGCACAGGAAAATGAGAATTGAGAAAGAAGGATTTGTACTGAACCTGGAAGGTACCTGGTGCGAGATTTCCAATAAATACGGAGTCCAGGAACACGGAGACGTGGCAGTAAATGAAGAGGATATTCCGGAAGGGTATGCAGAGAAGAAGCTGGATCGGTTCATTGGCGCTCACAAGGTCAGAGGTTTTATGAAGGCCGAGAACTGCGAGAAGAAAGTGGCGTTCGACCCGGAGACTAAGGAATACATTCAGCTGCAGGCGGTAAAGCCGGTAGGCGACGATGTATATGTGGTGCAGAAATTTGATAATGAGCTGGTATTTATGGGCGAGATATGGAGCGGATGTAAGTACAAGGACGAAGTCCTGGATTGGATGCGTTCCAACTACGAGGTTGAAAGTTGTTTGACGGCAGAAGTGTATAGAAACCCGCTAGGTGATTGCACCAATGACGGAATATCTTCATGCCAAAGAGAGTTATACGTCCTGGCGGCACAGAAAGGACCTTTTGAGCCGGAGGACATTAGACAGTGCGTGTACATAGAGAGGCGAGAAGTTATGGGTAAAGAGTACATTGACTGCAAGCCTGCATACTGCAGAAAACGTTGGTACATGATGGGCGGCAATTTTCTCTATACATCAGACAGCAGATTTAAGGAGATTACAGGGATCAGCTACCCGATAGCAATTCACGATAGATACGAAGGGAGGTAGACAATATGGTGATCGTTGGGTATTACGCTCACGGCAACAAGCATTACGTGGCATTCAATGAGAATGAGGAACGCCCGGACAGATTTATGATTACGGACGGATTTCACGACAGACCGGTAAATGAGCGAAACGTAGGCAAGTACAAGGGGTATGTCAAGATTGAGAAGTCTGAGTGTGACTTGAAGAAAATCATTGGACGCATCCGTGGTACAAGACCATGGCATCCGCTGCTGAAATTGCTTCAAAAAGAAGCAGGGTAATTTTTTTACCCAAGCAACTCGCAAATACGAAAATTATGGATTGAAGAATACGCATTTAGGAGGATAAGACATGGAAGCTAAAGACATTGTGAATATTGGATTGGAGCATATACATCCGCATCCGGACAATCCGAGAAAAGACCTGGGAGATTTGACTGAGCTGGCAGAGTCCATTAAGAAGAACGGAATCCTGCAGAATTTGACGGTCATTCCAAAGGAAGGAGAGCCGGGAGAGTATATTGCAATTATCGGCCACAGAAGAAGTGCGGCGGCAAAGCTGGCAGGAGTTACAGAAGCACCTTGCAGAATTGTGGAGGGAATGACTCATAAAGAGCAGGTATCGACAATGCTGGAAGAAAATATGCAGCGTGGCGATTTGACAATTTGGGAGCAGGCACAGGGATTTCAGATGATGCTTGACCTGGGAGAGACAGAGGACACGATTGCAGAAAAGACCGGTTTCAGCAAGAAAACCATTAGACACCGCTTAAACATTGCGAAGCTGGACTCCAAGACATTGATGGAGAAGGAACGACAGGATGGCTACCAGCTGACACTTACGGATATGTACGAGCTGGAAAAGATTAAGGACATCAAGGCAAGAAATAAGATTTTGAAGGAGTCCACAGACTCCCGAGACCTTGCGAGACGTGCAATCAATGCTCAGAAGGAGCAGAAACGCCAGGAGAATATGAAACTCTATGTGGCGATGATGAAGAAGTTAGGGTTAAAGAAAGCGCCGGCGGAAGCTGACAGTGAATTTTATACAGACAAGTGGGAACGCATGGAAAGTTACAGCCTGGACAAGGAGCCACCTAAGACGATGAAGTTCAAGGACAACGGCGAGTCGATGTTTTACCTGGAACGATACGGAACTTTATATGTGATTCGCAAAGCAAAGAAGGCTAAGAAAGTGCTTACTCCGGAAGAGGAAGCCAAAAAGCAGAATATGCGAAATAAGAAGCAGATAAAGGCAATTCTGAAAGAAGCGGCCAATACGAGGAAGGCGTTCATTGAAGGTATTTTATCCGGAAGAATAAAAAAAGTCACAGACGAAAAGCAGGTTGAAGCGGATCTTTTCGAGCAGATGATGGATTGGGAGACATTCACAGGCCATAACAAGCTGATTGAGTTCTTTGTTGGGTGCGAGGTTTACAATGCGCCGGAAGAAGAAAAAGAAGCAGCACGTAAGAAAATGCAGGGACTCAGCGTACTGCAGAAACTTCTCTGCCTGGTATCCGCAATGGTCGCTGACGCAGATTTGGTTGAGTGGAATTACACATACAACACGGTCAGAGGTGAGAAGGTGAAGGCGTTCTACGGAATACTGGAACAGTACGGCTTCCAGTTTCCTAACGACGAAGAGAAGGGCGTGGTCGAAGGAACCAGCGATTTATATGTAAAGAAAGAAGGTGCAAAGTAGCATGAAGAGAGGACAGATTTACTACGTCAGAAGCAATTACAGAGAAGAGGGAAGTGAGCAGCGGGGGGGGCGCCCAGCAGTTATAGTATCAAACGATAAGAACAATGCGAACAGCAACACGGTCGAAGTGGTATATATGACGACCAAACCAAAGACTGACCTTCCGACTCATGTATATATTGAGTCAGCGCTTAGACCATCAACACTCTTGTGCGAGCAGATTTCCACGGTTTCGGAGGAAAGAATTGGAGAGTGGATTGGAGAGCTGACAGAAAGTGAAGTGCAGGATTTGGACATTGCCCTGGCGGTTTCGTTAGGAATGAAGTGTGGGCCAGGGCAGTTAGATACGGACACATTAGAACATTTGAATAATCTGCAGGCGGAACTCGACAGAACCAAAGCCGAGCTGAGGGAAGCAAAGAGTGGTCCGGACTATAAGCTGTTATACGACCAGCTGATCGAGAAAATGCTCAGCAGATAGAAAGGAGACACGAGATGTACCTACTGGAAGAAGATTTGAAATTTCCAAAGGACAGTTTCAAAAGCATGAAGTACCAGCCGTATGAGATGAAGCCGTCATTCTCTATGGTAAGAGTATATCAGTGGTGGAATTATTGGTACGGAGAGGTTTACATATCATTCAGCGGCGGACTGGATAGTACAGTCTTGGCGTACATAGTGTGCCAGGCGTACAGAAAGTATAAATTGACCGGTAAAATTCCCTTGGTGTTTGCAGACACCGGGACGGAATTTCCGGAAATCAGAGAATTTGTTAAGACATATACGGAATGGCTCAAAGAGCAGTTTCCGGAACTCGATATTGAGTTGGTAGTGATCCGGCCGAAGCATAGTTTTAAGTGGGTGTGTGAAAACAAAGGATTTCCGATTACAAGCAAAGATACAGCAGGAAAGATTAGAAAACTGAGACATGGAAAGCTCAGCGAGAAATACAGAAACTACTTGCTCAACGGAGATAAGAGAGGAAAATTCGGAATGCTGGCGAAGAAGTGGCAGTATTTGACGGACACGGAACAGATGCCTGCAGATATTTCGGAGTATTGCTGCGAGGCACTAAAAAAAGAACCGTTCAAGAGGTATGTCAAGGAGACAGGCAGACAACCATTTATCGGTATAACGCAGGACGAGAGTTTCAGAAGAGAGAACCAGTACAACCACACGGGATGCAATGTGTACGACGGTCACGCAATAAAGAGCCAACCTATGGGATTTTGGCCGAAGAATGAGGTTATCCAGTATGCGGTGGAGCAGCGCATTCCGATCTGCAGCGTGTATGGAACGCCATACCAGGACAAGAAAGGCAACTGGTACTTTACAGGAGAACAGAGAACCGGATGTTGCGTGTGTGGCTTCGGGTGTCACCTAGAGCCTGTGCCGAATAGATTGCAGCGGTTGAGAACATCTGATAACGATAAGCACAGGAGAATGTGCGAGGGCTGCCTGCAGATAAAAAATCACGGCATGACATATGAGCAGGCGTTGAATTACGCAGGAATACCAACAGAGGAGGTGCAGGAAGATGAATAGCAGACCGGAAATCACGGCGATGTTGTCGCTCTCAATCCAGCGGCACATCTGCCCGAACGATAATCCGAGAATTTACTGGGCCAGGGAAGTGACTTTCGACTACGCCACCATGAATGCAGTGCGGGTGGATTTTATGAAATTCAAGCCGGTAAACAATACAGTGTCCGGCATAGAGAAGGGAGACTTCTACTGCTATGAGGTTAAGTCCTCAGTAGAGGATTTTCACTCGAAGAACGGTCACAACTTCCTGGGTGACTACAACTACTACGTGATGCTGGAAGAGGTGTACGAGCAGGTAGAGAAAGAGATTCCGTACCAGGTTGGTATATATGTTCCGGATGGAATGAATTACCGGGGCGAGTGGTATGATCTCAAAGCAATTAAGAAAGCAAAGAGAAAAGACAGAAGCAGGCCAGTATCAGAAATGCTGTTGATGATGTTCCGGTCTGCAGCAAGAGACAGAACAACAGGAAAATAAGGAGAGCGTATATGGATAAATATTTAAGCATAATAACAAACTTTGGGTGCCATGGAAGGTGCCCGTATTGCATAGTCCGAGAGAATGGAATCAAAGTTCCTAAATCCACGATAGGCGGCCTGGATAAACTAGAAGATGCAATTAAAATGACCGGAGCTAATATTGTGTCTATCTCCGGCGGCGGAGATCCGCTCTATCGGTACAGTGACAATCCGCTTGTACCGATGTATCTCGGTATGGTTATGGGTATCTGCATTAAAGCCGGTATTCCAATGGAAATGCACACGAGCTATACAGAGTCGGAGTTCCCGTACCATTTCTGCAAAAGAGTTGTGTATCATCTGCAATCCGTTGAAGATTTGAAGAATGTAGTGAGACGCGGAGCGGAAATAGTTAGGGTCGTGTTTGTAGCAACAGAGAAACTTTCAAGAGAAGAGATTAACAGAATTTCGGATTTTGTTCGTTGCTCAGATCAGATAGATGAACTCAGCTTCCGACAAATGGTAAACGATAGATACGAGACAGAATATTACAACGACGATTTTTTGAAAGCAGGGCACAACAAGGGACTGTGGCACTATATCAGACAGAAAGACTACAATATCTACTATGCAGAGAATAGGATTTATACGAAGTTTTCGGAGATTGAAGCCGACATCCAAGAGGAGAGGTGAAAAGGTATGCTGATATTGCCAATCAAGAAGAAGTGGTTTGATATGATCGCTTCCGGAGAAAAGAAAGAAGAGTACAGAGAAATCAAGCCGTACTACGACAGCAGATTTATGAATGCGTTCGGGTTCCTGCTGGTAGGCGGGCAGATGGTATATGGAGAGGCGGCACCGGAAGAAATCCGGAAGCCGTGGCCAGTACCAGTAGTATTTAGAAATGGATACTCGAAGGATTCACCGGAAGTTGTTTGCAAATGTACCCTGCAATTTGGAAAAGGTAAGCCGGAATGGGGAGCTGAGCTGGGAAAAATCTATTACGTTTTGAAAATCGAGGAGGTATCAGCATGGCAAAATTAGGACCATTTGGTTTAATCCCGGAGGCTGAGGATTTTTTGGAGGAAGAGCTGAGAGACCTAAGATTAAAAATGGAGCATCCGGAAGAATGGGAAGAGAAGGAGCGTAAAAGGAAAGAGGCTGCAGAGATAGCGAGAAGGAAGGTAGAAGAAGCGAAGAACCTTCCGGCAGATTATTTTGACGGCTGGCATACCTATACGATACAGAAAGGCGACTGTATCGCAAGTATCGTCAAGAAACTAATTATGGCAGGAGAACTGAAAGGAACTTTATATGCGCTGGAAATGGAAGTTGTGAAGAATAATGACAGACAGTTGCCGTTCAAGGGACACAGCATAGTTCCAGGAATGAAACTTAGGATAAGACGAAAGGAGACGGAATAGATGAACAAGGTAATTTTGATGGGTCACCTTACACGTGATCCGGAGGTTAGATATTCCCAGGGAGAGCAGGCTACAGCAGTAGCTCGCTACACCCTGGCAGTAGATAGAAGAGGAAGAAACCAGGAAAACTCAGCAGATTTCATTGCGTGCGTTGCGTTTGGCAAGGCGGCTGAATTTGCTGAGAGATATTTGCATAAGGGAACGAAGATTGTACTGACCGGAAGAATACAGACCGGCAGCTATACCAATAAGGACGGTCAGCGAGTATATACGACCGACATTGTTGCGGAGGACCAGGAGTTTGCTGAGAGCAAAAACGCAGAGAGCAGTAATGCAGGAGGCTATAACACACAGCCTGCACCGGCGCCACAGTCGGGGAATGATGGATTTATGCCTGCAGGAGACGACAGCGAGTTACCGTTTGTATAGGAGGGCGAAGGATGAAGCAGTACACATTGAACAGAAAGACATACAAGGATGTTAAGAGAATGGATCATCAGCAGATGGATGCGTTCTGCAAGAATATATACAAGGCAGGCCATGCGGACGGCATGAAAGATGCGGAAGGCTTGACTGAGGATGAAGTGAGAGAAGTTATCCTGGGTGTGAAGGGCATCGGCCCAAAGAAGGCAGAGGATATTGTGAACGCTCTGACTGCAGCACAGAAAGAAAGGAGTTAGTTGACAAATGGATAAGAGTAAGGTATATTTAGAAGTGCCGGAGTTCACTGGTGAAAATGTACCTGTGGCAGTAGCGGCAAGAGTAATGAAAAAGGATCAGCAGTTTATACGCCAGGGAATTATCCTTGGGTTTCTGAAATTCGGAGTTGCTTTCAAGAAGGAAGGGAGCAGCCAGTACGATTACTACATTTCCCCGATGAAGTTTTGGGAAGAAACGGGTTTTGTGTATGCCGGAGAGGAATGCTAAATAAGCCGTGAGAAGTGCTGAATAGGTATAAAAATTGATGAATAGGAAACATATAGGCAACAAAAACGCCAGAGGAAGCGATAAATACGTGCATTACCGTTTCTGTAGAGGAAGCT